ATGAAAATCATCAAGCGAAGCGGCAGTGAGGACATATTTGATGCAGCCAAAATTGTAGCTGCCATTAGAAAGGCAAACGATTCAGTGCTAGACTATGAGAAGCTTACTGCTGATCAGATTGAAGAAATTGCAAGCAACGTGGAGACTGCATGTGAGAACATGAAGCGCTCTCCAAGCGTTGAGGAGATACAGGATATGGTGGAGAACCAGCTCATGAACAAGCGTGCCTTTACCGTAGCCAGAAACTACATTACTTACAGATATAAGAGAGCCATCGTCCGTAAGTCAAACTCTACGGACCAGCAGATTCTTAGCCTTCTTGAGTGCAATAACGAGGAGGTAAAGCAGGAAAACTCCAACAAGAATCCTACTGTAAACAGCGTGCAGCGTGACTACATGGCAGGTGAGGTGAGCAAGGATATCACACGCCGTTTCCTGCTTCCTGAGGATATAGTGGAGGCTCATGAGAAGGGGCTTATCCATTTCCACGATGCAGATTATTTTGCACAGCATATGCACAACTGCTGTCTTGTAAACCTTGAGGACATGCTTCAGAACGGCACAGTAATCAGTGAGACTATGATTGACACACCAAAGAGCTTTTCAACAGCCTGCAACATTGCTACACAGGCTATCGCACAGATTGCCAGCTCACAGTATGGTGGACAGAGTATCTCGCTTGCACATCTGGCACCATTTGTACAGGTCAGTCGTGAGAAGTTCAGAAAGCAGGTGCAAAAGGAATTCGAGAGCGTAGGCCTTGATTTAGATGAAGAAAAAATCAACGAGGTAGCAGAGCTTCGTGTCAAGGAAGAAATCAACCGCGGTGTGCAGATGATTCAGTATCAGGTCATCACACTCATGACTACAAATGGACAGGCACCGTTTATCACAGTATTCATGTACCTGAATGAGGTATCCGATCCGCAGACAAAGGCAGATCTTGCCGCAATCATTGAGGAAATGCTGCACCAGAGAATAAAGGGTGTAAAGAACGAAAAGGGTGTATATATCACACCGGCATTCCCTAAGCTTATATATGTGCTTGAGGATGATAATATCACAGAGGATTCAAAGTACTGGAATCTCACAGTGCTTGCGGCACAGTGCTCTGCAAAGAGAATGGTGCCTGATTATATTTCAGAGAAGGTCATGAAGGAGCTTAAGGACGGAGATGTGTATACATGCATGGGCTGCCGTTCATTCCTCACAGTGGACAGATGCTCACAGACAGCGGGCAATGTGGCACATGCCGAGAACTTTGATCCAAACAAGCGTAAATACTATGGACGTTTCAACCAGGGTGTTGTCACCTTAAATCTCGTTGATGTGGCATGCTCATCAGAAAAGGATGAGGAAAAATTCTGGAAGATACTTGATGAGAGACTTGAGCTGTGTCACAGAGCACTTATGTGCAGACATAAGAGGCTTCTTGGTACCAAATCCGATGTAGCACCGATTCTCTGGCAGAACGGAGCACTTGCACGTCTGAAAAAGGGAGAGGTTATAGACCCATTATTATTTAACGGATACTCAACAATCTCACTCGGCTATGCAGGACTTTGTGAGTGTGTGCGCTACATGAAGGGTGTATCACACACAGAGCCAAAGGAAGGAACACCGTTTGCACTTAAGGTAATGCAGCGCTTAAACGATGCATGTGAGCAGTGGAAAAAGGAGTCAAACATCGATTTCAGTATATATGGCACACCGCTTGAGTCTACCACCTATAAGTTTGCTAAGTGCTTACAGAAGCGCTTTGGTATCATCAAGGGTGTTACCGACAAGAACTATATTACAAACAGCTACCATGTGCATGTAACAGAGCAGATTAATGCATTTGACAAGCTAAAGTTTGAGTCCCAGTTCCAGAAGCTGTCTCCGGGTGGCGCTATCAGCTACGTGGAGGTACCAAACATGCAGGACAATATCCCTGCAGTGCTTTCAGTAATGCAGTACATTTACGACAATATCATGTACGCAGAGCTGAATACAAAGAGCGACTATTGCCAGGTATGCGGCTACGACGGAGAAATCAAAATCGTGGAGGAAGAGGGCTCAGGCAAGCTTATCTGGGAGTGCCCACACTGTGGCAATCGTGACCAGAACAAGATGAGTGTAGCCCGCCGTACATGCGGCTATATCGGCACACAGTTCTGGAATCAGGGAAGAACCCAGGAGATTAAAGAGCGAGTGCTTCATCTGTAGAAGTTAAAGGAGGTTATTGTTTTTCTATAACTTAAAGTGAGACATAATAACTTAAAGTGAGACAAGAGAAAATCTGACTGGTTATTTTTGAATAACTTAATCTGAGACAAGTTGTTTATAGCAATTAAAAATATTAAAAAATATCAAGGATTCATGTCATGAAGATGTGAATCCTTTTTTTAATACGTATCATCATAAAACAGCTTCATTTGATCTGATTTATGCCAAAAACGTACTCATGTGATTTATTTTGGACTAAAACATGCTCATAATTAGAATTTGCGATAAAATCATACTCATCGCCACAAATCACGTAAAAATCGTACTCATATTTCGCGATTTGTGCCCAAAATGGTATCATTTTTATGCCTTGAAAGCAATGTACAGTCAGTTTATAATCCAAGTAAGGTATTTAGCAGTTGTAAATATATTTTAGAATGGGGATGAAACCATGAATTTATACATAAGCGATACGCACTTTTGACACAAAAATGTAATAGGCTTTGACCACAGACCGTTCATAGACGTTAACGAAATGGACCACTGCCTGATTAAGCTTTGGAATTCGAGAGTACAGCAGGATGATGATGTATACATAGTCGGAGATTTTGCTTTCCGCAATGAAAAACCGGCAGAATGGTATCTGCGCCAGCTTAAAGGACATAAACATCTGATTATCGGAAATCACGACAGAAAGACCCTTGAAAATGAAGCTGCCATGTCATATTTCGAGTCGGTGGACAAGCTCTGCCGTGTAATGGATGGGGATAAAGAAGTCATTCTGTGCCATTTTCCGATAGCAGCATGGTACAAGTGCAAGTATGGCTCATGGCACGTATATGGTCATATTCATGGTAGAAAAGATGATGTTTATGAATTTATGAAGACGAGACCGAAAGCTTTGAATGCAGGAGCGTGTATCAACAACTATACTCCGGCATCAATTAACGAGCTGATAAGAAATAATGCAGCATTTCAGAAAGAAGGCGGATCATGATTTATCTTACAGGTGATACACACAATGATTTTTCAAAGCTGTCAAATAAATCCTTAAAGAAGCAGGGGTTAAAGCTTACAGATGACGATTATATAATTGTTGCCGGTGACTTTGGGCTTTGCTGGGCGCATGATAAAACCTTTGACTGGAACTGTAAATGGTTTGCCGAGAGGTCATTTACAACGCTCTGGGTTCAGGAAAATCATGAAAACTATGACATGATTGCTGAGTATCCGCTGGAAGAATGGCATGGTGGTCTGGTGCGTTATATCGTAAGAGACAAAGTCATCCTTCTTGAGCGTGGACAGATATTTAATATTGAAGGACATACGTTCTTTACATTTGGCGGTGCATCTTCACATGATATTCCCGGCGGTGCTCTTGACCGGAATGATCCGGAATTTGCGACAAAGCTTAAGGAACACCGCAGAGACTGGATTCCGTATCGCATAATCGGCGAATCATGGTGGCCACAGGAACTTCCGACAGAACAGGAGCTGCAGACAGGGCTTGATAATCTTGCGAAAGCAGACTTTACTGTTGATTATGTAATAACCCACTGCTGTGCCACTGACTTACAGACTGCCATCGTGCATTATCTCAATAAACCAAGCAAGGCAGATGTATTGACAGATTATTTTCAAGCTTTGGAAGGAAAGCTGCATTATAAACACTGGTATTTCGGACATTATCACTACTATTTGCAGACAGATGAAAATCACACTGTATTGTATAATGATATAATTAAACTTGATGAATAGGTATGATGAGACTATGAAAGTGATATTTCTTGATATTGACGGAGTGTTAAACTCAAGTAAAACTGTAGACAGAAACTTTGACTATCCGGAGCTGGACCCACGCAATCTTGCTGTGTTGCAGAAGATTGTAAACAAAACCGGTGCAGTGCTTGTATTAATCTCAAGTTGGAAGGATGACTGGCTTAATGAAGATGGTACCGTATCAAGGTCTCAGGAGATGATTCGTTACCAGTTGAACCAGTTTGGGCTTGATATTTATGACCACACTGCCGATATGACTTATAACCGTGGAGAAGGCATCATAAACTGGCTGAATGTTCATGCAGCGGAGTCTTGGTGTGTACTTGATGATGAGATTTTTCCTGATTATGAGCAGTTGCAAATCGTGGAAAAGTTAGTTAAGACAAGTTACATGGATGGACTGACAGATGACTGTGTTAACGAAGTTATTCTAAAATTGATGGGGTGAACTGTAACGATCTATGAAAACAAGTAATACGCTTTGGCTTGTGTAATTCGTGTAATGGCTAGCAGGATTTTATTGAAAAACAATCATCTAAGTGATATGATAATTTTGTTGAGAAAGGCACATTTATCCTTGGCGTTTTGTGCTGAGAGCTTTTTGATAGAAAACAATAATTGGAGTGAAATAATGCCAGTCACTAAAGATTTCAAAACAATAGATGAACAAATAGCAGTACTTGATTCTAGGCAATTAAAATTCAAGAGCAAAAAGAAAGCCGCAGAATTACTTCGCAAATATAATTATTTTGATTTGATAAATGGATTTGAATCAATGTTGTTGAAGCAGGGTACACCAAATAAAGAATATGATGATGTATACTTTGAAGATTTTAAGGATTTATTTTTCTTTGACATGAAATTAAAAAAATACACATTGGCAAAGATTTTTGATGTTGAATCAAGATTAAGAACTTCAATAGCATATAATTTTGCAGAAACGTATTGCCAAACATCTGCGGATACCATGAATTATCTTAATCCAGCATATTATCAAGCACCACCGGTTACAGATACAAATTTAACTAACAGATTTCATCATTTTGATTTGTTTAGGACAACACAGTATTGGCCAAATGGTAATATAAGAACAAGGGCTTTTATAGATGATTTAAAGCGCGAAAAGGAGTATGTGGGACAATATGAAAATCCACCGTTTTGGGTGACAATAAAAGCATTGCCATTGGGAAGTTTGTATTATACATTTGTGTTTTTGAATAGTACTGTAAAAGAAAAAGTGCTAAGAGATTTTGGTATGGAACTTGATGATTCGGCGGCATTTGAACAGGCGTTATTTATTCTTAAAGAAATGAGAAATCAATGTGCGCATTTGGAACTGATTACTCGTTTTAAAATAAAAGGAAAGCCATCATTAAATTATTTTAATGATATTAAGACAAAGGCAGGATTGGCTCGAGGAGATTTGTTTTATATAGACGTCTTGAAAATATTTAAGCTTTTTGGTGGTATTGCTGATATAAAAAGGGAAATAGCTTGGTTTTATTTTCGACTGATACTTAAAGGTCGACAAAAGATTGCTGATAAGGCTATATCAAAAATGGGACGAAAAAAGTTGTCTGTATGGATGAAGATTTAAAAAAAATAAAAAAATCTTTGGACATATTGCATTTTATATATATATTGTGTATAATAATAGTACGGTAAAGCTAGCGATTAGAGCTAGTAGCCATGCATTTGGCGTAAAAGCATCTACAGAAATGTAGATGCTTTTATTATTTTAAAAGATAAGAGTTATCCATAAACATATTACAAACTTCTCTCAATATAGGTCTATACTCCTACGCGCGAAAGTGTTATACTAATATCACACAAAAAATCCCATTTCACTTTGGACAAAATAAAAGAATGGAATATTATATAATTGTAAGAGCAAAATCTTACAATTAAAATTATAAATTTCAAAGGAGAAATGACTATGAAAAACATGGCGAAGAAATTATAGGAAGGGACAGGATAGACAACATAGATTACAATTATTACTACCGTAACATTGCGCCTACAGAAGATGAAAAAAATGGTTGTATATATTTAACAGCTAAAGGAAACTCTACAGAATAGTCAATATGTAAAGTTATGGGTTGGACATATTAAACTGTGTATATATGGAGAGAACATGTTTTTTGTACTTTTTTCTGTTATTTTGTAAAATGTATATTTAGAATCGGATTAAATAATATATAAAGATAAACGTTCTAACAATATTGACAAAGTAAAAAAGTGATGCTAGTATACTGTTGCAAAAAGATTGTAAAATCCATATTTATATATGATAACTATTATATACATAAGGAGAAAGTACTGATGTCAAAAAATAAATTCACAAAAGTTATGTTGGATATTTCAAGAGTAGAGGGGATTATTCAAAATTGGTGTGAGATGAATCTTGAAGGTGATTTTGATATTAGTATAGATGAAAATAAACAACAGATACAATATACAATTTATAATAATTCTGATGAAATAAAATTAATTATATATAAAGCTGCGGGTGGTGTTTATACCATATCACCTAAAGCAGGAAAAAATCCTGAAATATCAGAAATTATAGCGGATGATATATATAATCATTTGTGTACAGAATTCAGTAAATCACCATATTCCAATGGATTTAGTATAAAACTTGCAAAAGAAGATTTTATTTCTTTAATTGAATTATTAAAGGAAAGTGGAGTAACTGTTGAAAATTATAATTATTCAAATGAAAAAGGAAAAGCAAATTTTGAACAATATCAATTGCGATCAGAGTTACATGATTCTGTAGTTGTAAAATATTTTAATAATACAAATAGAGTACAAGTACAGGGAAAGCCATTATATTTATTTAATGAAATTACTTCTATATTGTGTGAGTCGGAAGAGAATGCCGAAGCCGTGGTGGATGAACATATTAAAATTTGTTCTTTAAATATCAATAAAAATGAATTAAATGACGAAATAGAAAGTATACTAGGTACATCTTTATATAATTATCTTAATATAACTCAAAAAGCATTATTATCTTCCGCTTTAGTATTAAGTAAAGTCGAAATTAATGGTTTAGATGATTACTCTTATATAATTGTTCCTGCTTTAAAAGCATTTGATGGTTTTTTTGCAAAGCAATTAACAGATGCAGGTATTAGTCTTAATAAGACAAAATCGGATGGAAAAGTTAGACGACGTCAATTTCCAGAGATATTTAGAGTTAACGCAGATGGCTTGGATTGTGAAATGAATATAGCATATAAAACGTTAATTAATGTTAATTTGGTTTATATTTTTCAAGAAATGTATAATTTTTATAGAGAAAGTAGAAATCCTTATATGCATGCAACAGAATATGACCTAACTACATCTATTGTAGGAAATTATCAAGAAGCTATAGACCGTCTGAACGAAATATTTAATACTATAAAAAAATTTTATTTAAAAATATCAAATATTTAAGTGTTAAAACGTGATTAGGAGGTGATTAGATGCGTAGCTATAATATTATATATAATCCAAAAGGCAAATATTCCGCTATCGTCTATCCTGTTTCCTATATAAATCCCATAGACGATATAGAGTCAATATCAAACGATTTAAAAAAGCATATTCCAGTAGGAAGCTATGTATTATTTGATTTGTTGCTGTCGAATGGTGATAATATTAATCGTTTTTTTGAAGTTATTTATGATGGTTCAGAATTAAAAACATCATCATTACGTATAATTAATCTGTCTGATGAGCAATTGCATGTAATGAACATGTATTATCGGGGAAAAACGAAAGAGTTAAGCAATAGCATTTTAACTCCAAGAGAACGATTTAGATTTGCCACAATGAAATAATAATTTAAGATTAATTATCTAAGTAAAGATAATAGGATAATCAAATTCGTAAAATATGAGTTATCTATAAAACTGTAAAGTGGTGTTAGATTTCAGGTGTTCTTTGTTTATGCAATTAATACATTAAAATGATAAGAGAACTTTGTTAAGCAGGCAAATGAACAGATAGAGAGAAATAGACTTAGATATGCAACTGCTTATAATAGAGCTGAATCATATTTAAGTAATTAAAAAGACACCTTGTAATGAGGTGTTTTTTTAATGCATATCGTTAAGAGCCTGTTTATACATATAAACATATTACAAAATTCTTGTAAAAATAATCGGACAATGTCTTAAAATATTTGAGAATATGGGCACAATATGAGTGCAACGCTAGTGATTAGAGCTAGTAGCCATGCATTTGGCATAAAAGCATCTACAGAAATGTAGGTGCTTTTATTAATGTAGCTATCAAAGGCATACAACGTTGACTTTTGTTTTCTCTTAAATTAGTATGATATATATAATGTAAATGTCTGCTGGCTTTGAAATCGAGGTGGCATATGGGGAAAAGAATTTCTGAAAAGGGTAAACAGCTCCGGGGGATGGGAACTGGTGAAGGGGCTGAATATATTCCATATATAACAACAAGTGAATTTAACAGCAGGGGAACGACATCCGTGATCACTGACTGGAAAACAGGAAGGCAGGTACACTGTCTGTCGCAGAGCGAAGCCCTGTGGTATTATGTACTGCGATGGAGAGATGATATAGCTGATATAAGGGAACAATACCCATTAGACAATATTCAGACGACAATGATTGCAGAACAACTGGGATTCAGACATCCGGGAAAGAAAGATCATGTCATGACAACGGATTTTCTTGCAACAAAGACAGATGGTTCTTATACAGCATATTCCGTAAAACCAGATAAAAGACTCAGCGAAAGAACATTGCAGCTTTTATGCATTGAAAAAATATACTGGAAAAACAATGATGTACCGTTTCAGATGCTGTTTAAAGATGAAGTTAACATGATTCTGGCTAATAATATCAGGCTTGTTACGGAATTTTATGATGAAAGTAAAGTATTTGATAAATATAGTGAAGTAAAACATATGATAGCAACAAAAGAAATTGATGTTGACCTTACAAAGAAAATTCTAGATAACACGGATATAGACAGAATGTTGGAAGGTGATGGCTATGAAAATAGATAATATTTCAATTGGCTGCATAATAGAAAATACAGATACAAATACAAGGTACCGTCTGATAGGATTAAATGACAAAGACGCGGTTATGTGCCAGATGGATATTACGAAGCTTGTATTTGTTGTTATAAGTGCAATGCAGATGCTTGAATTGATAGGAAATGGTGTCATAAAAGTTCAGAATGATGACGATGTAATATTTAATATCAATAAGTTATCAGGAAAAGCAAGAGAACAGTTTGAGCTAAAACGGAACATAATGAATGAAGTAAATAATCTTTTTGGACCTTATTATACAGGACTGATGAGTAAAAAAGCAAAACCGGAATTAAAAGATATACTTTTGAAATATAATTATTCAAAAGCAAGTTTCTGGAGAATGGCATTAAAGTATTATCAGTCGGGAATGAAAGATTATTCATTAGTTGATGGAAAGGTTTTTGGAGCAAATAAGGGGAAGCAATACAATATTACAACAAAAACCGGACGCCCGACAGTGTATGGCAGAAAGTCAGGCATAATCATAACAGATGAAATAGAAAAATATTTTAGTGAAGCTCTTGCAGACTATAAAAAAGGCAGGCAGAAAAGCTTCAGATCTGCATTTGACAGGATGAATCTATTACACTTTTGCAGAGTAAATGATAATGAAGGAGTATCATCAGTAGAGCTGTTTCCACCAAATGAAAGACCGACATATGCACAGTTTTATTATTACTGTAAAAAACATATCACAAAAAAGGAAATGGATATAGTAAAGACTTCTGCCATGGAATACCGAAATGACAATCGTTTAATAACAAGCGATATTATGCAGGGAGTATATGGCCCGGGAGATATGGTTGAAATAGATGCATGTGAAGCAGATGTATCGCTTGTGTCTACTATTGATAAAAACAGGACAGTGGGACGTCCGGTTGTATATTTTATGATTGACATCTATACAAGAATAATTCTGGCGGTATCAGTTGCATTTGATAATAACTCTATCCTTGGAGTAACAAATTTATTCATTAATCTGGCAGATGACAAACACGAATACTGCCAAAAATATGGTCTTAACTTTGATGATGAAAAATTATGGCCTTCAAATATAATACCTAAAAGACTACGTGTTGACAGAGGTGCAGAGTTTAAAAGCAAAGAATTTGGCAGGATATGTAATGAGCTTGGCATTGAAAAGCAGATAGTTCCGGGAGGCAGCGGATCTCTTAAAGGAGTGGTAGAACAGTCATTTCATCAGATGCATTCAAGTCAGAATGAACATCTTGAAAATTATGGACTCATCGAAAAAAGACATGATTCAAAGCACCACAAAGAATCAACACTGACAATAGATGATTATACGAAAATGGTTATCAACTTTGTTCTCATGCACAATCAGCAGTATGATAAAAATTATCATATTACAAAAGATATGCTTAATAATAAAGTACAGCCTGTTCCGGCTGAGCTCTGGCAGTATGGTGTTGGCAAATATGGAAGTCCAAGACCTATTAAAGACAGGACGCAGTATCTTTTTAATCTTATGACACCTGTAAATGCAAGAATTTCAAGACGTGGAATAAGCTACGATGGATTGTGGTATATAGCTGAACATGATGCAGAGCTTGCTAATGACATGATAAAAACAGGTAAAAAGAGAGTACCTTTTGAAGTACGTATTGACAAAAGAGACGTAGGAGCAGTCTATTATATTAGAAATAACAGACTTATAAAGGCGCAGCTTAATAAGAGGATTGCCGGAAATGCGGAATATGCAGGAATGACAATGAAAGAATGGGATGATATAAGAAACCTTAAAAAGCAGATGGATGCAGAGGGTAAAATATATAATGAAGAATTATCGGCGTTTAATTATGAAATAAATGACAGGATAGTGAGCAGTGCAAAGAAGGAATTTTATTCTGACCAGCATGATATGAGAGAGGCCAGAGAAACAGAGAAACAGCTAGTTTCTTCAGAAGGAAAGATTGCAGACAAGCTTGATGATGATAAGCAGAAACAGATTATGGATCTTCAGAATAAGGAAGACAAACCTCTGAATAACGAAAACGTGCCTCAGACTTTTGAAGAAGCTTTTAAAATGTACTTTAATGATTGATTATTGGGGGAACGAATATGGAGAATACAAGATATGTTGCATGTGAGCCGGATGAGAGCCAGTATGAGGAATTTGATTTCAGCAATGAGTCAATAGTGCCTGCCAGATATATCAGGCCAAGGATAAAGGAAGATGAAGGCAATCCTTATATTGAGGCACTTCCTTATCCAAGAACTGACAGACAGATACAGCAGGCATATAACAGGACATTGTACAGTTATGATCCGGATAAGGCAAAGAATGCAGGCAAACTTGATAAAATGCTTCAGGTAGAGATGCTTAGACAATTAAGGTTTCCTCTGCCATTTCACAGTGAACTGGAATTTAGTTTTTACAGTTCACTGCTTACTTCATATCGTGCAAGACACCAGATAAAGACTAATGAAAAGGGAATTTCTTACACTGCATTTAATGAGGAGTTTGAGACGGACAGTATCTTATCAGGTTCATCAAGCGATTCAACTAACGCAGGATTTTCACTCATAGGATATTCAGGATGTGGAAAGAGTTCTGCAATAAGCATTCTCGTATCTCATTATCCACAGGTTATAATGCATGATGATGGGGATGACGGATATTATCCACAGATAGTATATCTTGTTGTAAATTGTACACCTAACAGCAACTTTTCTGCTTTATATGAAGGAATCGGAGATGCAATTGACAAGGCATTTAACAATGCACAACCTGTTTATTCAAGAGAGATTGCAAAGATATCCGGTCTTGGAAGAAAAGCAGAAAAAGTAAAGGAATTTGTTGAAAAATTTGCCGTTGGAATAATCATATTTGATGAGATACAGCTTATAGATTTTGAACATACCAAAGAAAACACCTTTGATTCACTTCTGACACTTGCAAACCGGACAAAGGTTGCCATAGCAGTAGTAGGAACCGAAGATGCAAGGGATAAGATGTTTAATGAATTAAGAACTGCAAGACGTATAGGAAATATGATAAATGGAAATCTGTACTGTAACAACAAAGGGTTCTTTGAGTTTCTTGCAAAACAGCTTTTTATGTATCAGTGGTTTGATGAACCTGTGGAACTGACACAGAACATGCTTGATGCTTTGTATGATGTAACAAAGGGAATAATTGATCAGCTCATAGGTGTTTATCTGTTCATGAATGTCGATTACATAAAAAGAGAGGACAACAGACCTGTTGTGGATGCTGCATATGTGTACAAGACAGCAGAAAAATATTATCCGGGCATCCAGAAAGTACTGGCAGGGTTTGAGAATGGAGAAAATGTGAATAAGCTTGCAGTAATCCTTAGGAACGCAAAACTGAAATTAAACAGGATAATGGATGAAGCAAAGCAGGATAAGGCAATGCAGGAACTCATAAATAACAATAAAGAGCAGAATGTTGTGAAAACTGTTAGGCTTAGAGATGCAATAGATAAAATTGAGCAGATCTATGACGAATACAGTGACAGTCAGATAGAAAAAGCGTTTAATAAAATTATTGGCAAAAAGGGCAATGAACATAAATCTGAAAAAGAAATAACACGTCTTGTGGTGGAAGCACTGCAGAAAACACCTAAGCGGAATGTACCTAAAACCAGCAGTAAACAGCCGGGAACGGATATTGAACATATGAAAAGTTTTCTTGGAATAAGTGATAGCGATGATGATACCAGTAATTAACAAGCCACGTAAAGACGAATTATTCAGTTCTTGGATTACGCGTACAGCAGAAGAGAACGGATTGTCAATAAGCACATTTGCAAAGGCTTATCTTGGTGCAAAGAATGAAAAGACAATGGGGATTACGAATAACAATGCAAATGCCAGATTTTATTCCTTTGTTAATAATCTTTTTTTTGAACAGCAGGAAAAAACAAGTGAATTATACAGGAAAGTTACAACTTTCGACTTTGAATCAATGTTTATGACAACGGAAGAACAGGCAAGATATGTAAATGATGTGTTTAGAAAACAGGATAAACTGAATCCGCCGATTAATACACTTATAGATGAGACACGCATATGTCCGGATTGTTACAGAGAAGATTTAAGAAAATATAAACAGCCATATCTTCATAGAATCCATCAGCTGTCCGGGGTAAAAGTGTGCTGCAAACATAAGAAAGTGCTGATGAAGTATTATAAGAAGAATCATCTGGAAGCGAAGTGTCTGGCTGCTGATTATACGGAGATAACGGAAGGACTTAGATGTCAGGAATCCATGGAAGCATACGCAGATTATGCGGTAAGACTGTTTCAAAGTGGGATTTTTACGAACATAAAGCTTATAAAACAAATAATAAGAGCAAAAACGATGGAATTAGGATATTCTGTCAAAGATAAATATAAATCAATGTATTGGGACATAAGAAACTGGAAATATTCAGATCTTATAACATATGACATACAATACTTTATGAGAGTAAAACTTATAACTGCAGAACACATGAAGCCGGAAGAGGTTGTTCCTGTAATTATGTTTCTTTTTCCTGATGCTGATGAATTTATAAATAATGTTGGAAAAACAGAGCAACTAATTATTGACAGGACATGTCCGGTATGCGACAGGAACTACTGTACAACAAAATATGCGGAGAAAATAGGATACAGATGTCCTAATTGTGAGTTAAAAATACCATTACAGGACAGATTCAGACAATATATAAATAATCTTGACAAGGAATACATACCTCAAGAGGACATGACATCAATGAATAAGCCGGTAAAAATGTTTCATGAAAAGTGTGGCGAAATAATAAGCATTAAACCAAGAGCATTTTTATTTGAGGGTGTCAGATGTATGTGTGAACATGTTTTGACCGAAAAGGAAGTGATAAAAAAGATAAATTCTTATGACTATTTTAATTTTATGTCATATGACAATGATAATGATAGTGTTAGAATATATTGTGAAGTATGCCATCATTTCTTTAAATGTAATTATCATAAATTTTTGAAAAGTCCTAGATGTAAAGTTTGTAATACAAGAAGGATGACAGCAGAAATATTTGAGGAGCGTGTATATAACACGGTTGGAGATGAGTATACGATAATCAAGAGCTTTGTTGACCAGAAAACCAAGGTCGTCATAAGGCATGAGCTTTGTGGAAATATACAGGAATATAAGCCTTCGCACTTTCTGGACGGACAGCGTTGTAAATATTGCGGCAAAGAATCAAAAAGCTGGGAGGATAGCCTTAAGCTTCTGGCGGAATATAAAAAAGAGACCGGAAATACAAACGTTCCTAAAAGGGATGAATATAAAGGTGAATCTCTTGGAAGATGGGTACAGTCCCAAAGAACGCGTTTTAGAGATGGAAAATTAACAGAGCGTCAGATACAGAGACTTAAAGATGTTGGATTTGAATTTGATCCGTTAGAGGCAGAATGGCTTAGAAAATATGCTCTTTATGAGGAATATGTAAATGAAACAGGAAAAACAGACATTTCTAAGAGAACGGATTTTAAGGGCGAACATTTAGGGGTATGGATAAATACACAGTTGAAAAATTACAGAGAAGGAAAGTTGAGCGATAAGAGAATTGAATTTTTAAAGAAAACAGGATTAATAGAATAGATTCTTACAAAAATAAGCCCAGCAAAAAAACTGGGCTATATTTTTAGGTTTAATGTTAAAAAACATCAATTAATGCTGTCTCACTTAAAGTTATTCAAAAACAATCTTGTCTCAGATTAAGTTATTCAAAAATGTGTAAAAATGAAAAATTACTTTTCTTTGTCTCACTTTAAGTTATCTAAAAATTTTACATTATAACGATTTTATCGTATTTGTAGGCATAATCTGTCTCACTTTAAGTTATTCAAAAACAGTTATTGTTTATGACTAATGAGAAAATCTTGAATATTGGCTTAGAAGAGCGTACAGACGAGCTTTCAAAGCTGCAAAGCGAATATGACAGGCTCGACGTGGAGTGACGTAAAGCAGAATTTGAAATGGATATGTATGCACGTCTCAGGGAAGTAAACAATGCAATGCTTTATAAGCAGAAATTCTCAGAAAAATATGAGAAATGTGCCAGGACATCTGAAAAGCTTACGAAACAGAAGAATGCACTTGAGAATGAGATTAGTGTTCTGAAAAAAGAGATATATTACATTGCGATTATTCGCAAGGAGTACGCAGACGGAAGCGTTGACTATGAAACCTCATTTACGGATATTGAAGATTTTAACGAAAGTTATTATTGTATTCTGAAATGTATCGGGAAAGAGGTGGGAATTGCAACGGACAATCCAAAAGTTCTAACCTATGCTTGTGTTATTCGTGGGAAAGAAGAAATTGAGAAAGAGCTTCTGCATGGAAATGGCAAGCAGTTAGAGTATATATAATCACGGTGATAAGAAAGGAGCTTATCTAGTTGACAAATAACAAGAAAAAGAGAAAGGTAGTTATTATATCTTTTTGTGCTGTTATCTTTCTGACCTGTATTATTGCACTATGTTTATCAAGCTATAAATCGCCTTATAAATATATGAAGGCTCATAATGGAACAACTGCACAGACAAAAGCAAATGAATTTTTGGCGCAAGCTCACATTGACGATAAGTATATAGTCTTTTTTGTAAATGAAAATGGTAATGTAGCGTGTGCTATTATGAAAAAAAAGCTGTTGTCCTATGATGTATTAAGAATTAGTGGTGAGTTATCTATAAGAAAAGATAATGAAAATTATTTATTCAGCGCATATGAGGATAATGGATATGAGTGGATAGATTGGGGGTTAATTAGTGAGAGTGATATAGACAAAATTTTAGTAAATGGTAAAGAAATGAACATTATTGATAATTTACAATATTCGTTTAGAATATGCTGGATAACAGGAAATGGTGAAGAAAATATTCCATCTAATCATGAAGAAATAAAAAAAGGTGCTGTTCGGTAAGGACAGCACCTTTTTTATAAAGTTAGTAAGGAATATTGGTTACAGTGCAAACCAAAGACCATTGTTCATCGACATTACTCAAATTGCTTGGATTCTGTTGAAGAGAAGTTAAAAGCCTCAATAGCATATAATTTTTGTAAGCATCATTGTGTTTCATTAACGGATACAATGCAATATACAAATAAGTCTAATTTTATGAACCCTGCAAACAAAGAATCTGGGACACCGACATATTGTCATTATTCTGAAGCATATCCATTTGTTAATTATCAAAATCAAAAGATATATCAGGATTTTGATAAGTTTTGTCTTTTTAAACCATTTTTTCTATCTAATTTAGTAGATAGAAATGATCATATTGATATTTCATTTTATTTAGACAATGATTACGTAGCACCTTCAGGGGTTGCTGTTTATCGTAATAGTGATGGCACTTACAACAGAAACATCGCTGTGCCATTTTGGGTTGCAATAGAGACTCTTACATTTGGTGAAATATTAAGACTGTTGCACTATTTGCAAGATGATGTTCTTAAAGATGTTTTAAATGATTTTAATTTACCATTATCAAAACGTGCCCCGTTCTTAAATATGATTGATATTTTATTATGTCTTAGAAATAACTGTGCACATACGACGCTACTTAATAGATTTCGGACTGAAAAAAGATATCGAATTAATGCATTATTAATTGCTTCGTTTTCATTAACACCTAAAAATGCAGATTTGGTGTTAAAATTATTTGATTCAATTAAAATATTAAGCTTTTTTACTGACGTATCTGCATTAAAGAAACCTTTACGGACATTAAAATTTAAAATATATGTTAGTATGGGAATAAAAAAGGGGAAAACAGTATATAATAAAATATTAGCACGAATGGGATGCGGAGACTATAAAAAATGGAATATAGATTTATTTGAAACAAAATATTTTTATAAGTTTTAAAATTAAATGCGACAAGAGGTATTAAACCTCTGCCGCATTTATTTTTTTACACAAAAAGCAGAATGCGGTAGAGCTTAAAAACTCTTACCGCATTTTTTATTTACAAAGGAAAGGAGAATGAGAACGTGGCAAGGAAATATAAAAGATTGAATTATGAAGACCGAAAAGCCATTGAAGCGATGTGCAAACAGGGAAAGCGTGCAGAAGAGATAGCGGAAGCAATGGACGTTCACAGAGCCACCATCTACCACGAACTGAAAAGGGGTGGCGCAGAAAATGGAAACCGAAAGCAGTACAGCGCAGACATGGCACAGAAGGCAATATAATTTGTTCCCCGAAAAGGATCGGGGAAGTACATATGAAAGGCGGAAGAATATGAAGCTGAATATTAAAAAATTTATGATGACAGAAATGGGCGGAGAACTGGAAGAAACGATTAAGGCGTGGGATCAGGCACTGGAAGAAAGAAGAAAAGCGACGCCGGGAATTGGCGATCCGGATCAGGGACTGGGCTTCGGATACTGGGATCGTACCTGTAAAAGCTGTCAGGATAGATGGGAAGTTTTCAAGTTAGCAATCAGACAGTTTTATGGAATTGAATTCAACTTTACACGGACAGATGAATACTTCGGAATTTGCAACGATGATGAAACTATCTGGCTGATGAAAGAGAACAGAGAGGAGGAACGACAGTGACAAAGAAAAGATCGACTGACATCCGGACATGTCCCGTGTGCGGACATCAGGTGCAACGAAGTGACATGCAGTTCACACGGGACTGCAACGGGATCCCGTTCAGACTGGTTTGCTGGGACTGCTACGATCAGCTAATGGCGAAAGGCTATGACGGGGAATATTACACGGAAGCAGATGAAAATATTGATTATGACTATTAAGCAAAGGACATGAAAATGGCAATCGAAAGAACAGTAGAAACGGACGTATATTGCGATGTATGCGGCGAGTGGATCATGGGCTGGAAATCTAATGATACAGGAGTTAGCAGAGCATGGGCGGCAGAATACACGAGGAGAAGAGGGGGAACGGTTGGAAAGAAAATCGTTTGCAAGAAGTGCAGGATAAAAGAACGGATCCGGACATGTAGTTTGCAACGCAAGATCGGGAATGCAGGAAGGGATAGTGACGGGACATGTATGGGATTTGCAAGCGTGGTATCGGACGAACCGATGGAAAGATGCAAAAGATGCATAGCCTGCACATCTTATCAATGGGAAGAATAGTTCAGAGGATAGAAGCCGAAACGGGGTGCAAGCCCCGTCCGGTCACGATGGCAACGTGATCGCTGACGATGGCAAGCTGATAGCCGTCCGATGAACACTGTGGAAAAATAGCGGCGGGCATAGACTGCCAGAATTCTATGCGGATGTTCAACAGGTTTTCAGATGCTTTTTAATGCGAAAAGCAACAACGCAGCGTCAGATGTTGCCGGAAGGGGTGTGGTGATATATATGACTGCGCTGATCAGCGCAGATTGATTATGCCGAAAGGCGGTACATAGAAAGGAAAATGAACAGATGACAGCAACAGAAGAAAGACCAGTGCAGATTTTGGAACTATTCGGAGGAATAGGAAGCCCGAGATGTGCATTGCGAAATCTGAAGATACCAACAAAAGCGATCGACTACGTTGAAATTGATGAAAAAGCAGTCCGATCTTATAACAATATGTTCAGTGAAGAACTGCTATACAAAACACAGTCTGTTGTGGGATGGAATCTGAAGCCGGACATTTTAATACATGGAAGTCCGTGTCAAGATTTCAGCATAGCCGGACATCAAAGAGGGGCAGACGAAGGAAGTGAAACAAGATCGAGTTTGATGTGGGAAACGATTCACATCATTGACCAGATGGGAGAATGGAAACCGAAATATGTAATCTGGGAAAATGTGAAAAATGTGACATCGAAACATATGATCGCGAATTTTGTGCGTTATCAAAAAGAGATGGAACGAATGGGCTATACAAATAATTACGATGTTTTAGATGCAAGAGAATTCGGACTGCCACAAGCACGCGAAAGAGTGTTCACGATCAGTTGCCTGAATGGTGAAAAATTTGATTTCACAAGCCTGATCAGGACGCCTATGCGTAAAATCAGCGAATTTTTGGAAGATAACGAAAACGTTCCGGAAGTATATAACGTCACACAGCCATCTGTATATAACGTGATCGGCGCGTCGGGAATAAAAAGAGCGACAGTGATCAAAGACTTTGCTTATACGATTACAACGCGACAGGACAGAACACCAGCGCAGGTGATTGACTGTGGATCAGGAAGATACCGATACTTGACAGAACGGGAATGCTGGCGACTGATGGGATATACAGACGAAGAATTTGAAGCAGCGAAAGCTGTGCATGAGAGAAAAGGAAGATATTACATGACACTGTATAAACAGGCGGGGAATAGCATAGCGGTTCCGATATTTGAAAGCATCTTCCGAAAGATAATTCTGGGAGAGGAGAAAACAAAGAAGGATGACAGTGAACGTCAGAAAGGCGATGCAGGACGTTAGAAAAGCAGGGTAATATAAAAGCCTTCTGGTATGCTTGGCGGCACCAGAAGGCTTCACAGTGGCTTCAGGACGATGCCCGAAAACCATAGTACACATCGAAGATATTGTACACCGGACAGCCTGAAAAGTCAATGAATCCGCGCTTTTTTGGACTTCCTAAAACGACCTTGTAATGGATACTAACAATTCAACTAACAAAGGAAGTAAAGGGAATGGGAAAGAAAAGAAGGAAGGCTGTATATGTCCCTTATGACTATGAAACAGCGTATAAGAATAGCCTGGATAAGATGGAGGAAGCAAACGAAGAAAGGATCCTAAAGGAAGGCAAGGTGAAAAGCATCTATGCAACGAAGGAGATCCGATCAGGTGATCAGCTGGAAGTGGAAATCTATCCAGAGTTTACAAAGGGGCAGAAAGACCAGATCCCGGATGAAGGGAAAAGAAAAAGACAAAGACAGGCACAGAAGAATCTGAACGATAAAAACAGTAAAAAGATGTGCGAAAGGGTGATCGGTGAGAACTTCACGGATAGGGATATATGGGCGACATTCACATACACGGATGAAAATATGCCTGCTTCGATGGAAGTGGCAACGAAGAACATGCAGAACTATATCAGGCGACTGAATTACCAGCGAAAGAAGCAGGGATTGAGTAATGCAAGATATGTGTATGTCACAGAATGCAGTGAAAAAGGACGCTGGCATCATCACATCGTTATGGATGGCGATGTGGATATGGACACGGTTGAAGCGGTCTGGAATCTTGGAAAAAGAAATGAGATCAGAAGGCTTCAGAGGGATGAAAACGGACTGGTCGGAATGGCAAGATACATCACGAAAGAGAAAAGCAAAAAAGGAAAGTATCAAAAGACATGGTGTGCATCAAAGGGACTGCGGAAACCGAAAGAAAAAGTCAATCATTACAAAACAAAACAGAAGGATGTGGACAGGATCGTAAAAGGAGATCTGAATGTCTGCGATCATTTGATGAAATGGTATGGCGATAAATATGATTTTGCTGAAGCAGAAGTGAAATACAACACGTTCAACGGCAGATTCTACATATACGGGCGGATGCGGTTGAGGAAAGGAACGGCACATGACAAGGGAAAGAAGTAGGAGAACAGCACGAAGAAAGATCAAAAGACAGATAAGGAAGACTTTGAATATCATATGCGCTGTATGGGATTTCATTGCAAGACATCCGGCAATGCTTGCGATGCCACTGATCATTTTCATATTGGTGTTGACAATACAAATGCACGAATTTGAAAAGCAGGTGCAGGCGTGGGATCAGGAGATCAGGCAGCAGCAGGAGCAGATCGAAGAATTGTATGATCGGCAGGATCCAGTGGAGCAGACAGACATGACGGATGTATATGGATGCAAAAGTCTGTATGGTACATATGATTTTCCATGGAATACAATGTCGCAGGACTGGGGGAGCGATCAAGTGACAGGATTTTATTATCATGAAATATCTGAAGAATGCAAGGCAGCAGGCGGAGAGTTACCGACGATCATTCAGGTATACACATACATTGTATGCGAACAGAATGGCGTCGATTATGAAATGGTTTTTGCATTGATCGAACAGGAATCCAGATGCAGATGGGACGCTGAAGGCGACAATGGAACGTCAATCGGTTTGATGCAGGTATCGGAAAAATGGCACATGCAAAGGATGGAAGAATTGGGAGCGTATGACTTGACGAATCCATATCAGAATGTGTTGGTTGGCGTGAATTATCTGTCAGAAATACAGAACGATCTTCGTGGAACAGTATCAGATGAAGATCTTCCGTATTATACACTGGCAGTTTATAACTACGGGAAGCAGGGAGCAAAAGCGAATCTGTGGGATCAGGGCGTTGTGAAGTATACATACAACACGAAGATTATGGATCGAGCGCAACAGCTGAAGGAAGAGAAAAAGAAAGCAGAGGAGGGACGCAGATGATCAGGAGCATCGCAAAGAAGATCCAGCACATGATCCGTATGATCATGATTCAGCAATGTAATCACTGCTGCCTGTTCTGCAAATATTGGAACATATGCAAGGAGGAAGAAGAGTGAATCGAAGATACGCAAGAAGAAGCGAGGATACAGAGCAAATGAGCGTCATGGACTGGGCGCGATGGAACCAGAACGCACATCCAGAACTGGAACTGCTGCATCATTGCCCGAATGGGGGGAGCCGCAACAAAGCAGAAGCGGTGAAACTGAAACAGATGGGTGTGAAAGCTGGGATTCCGGATCTGTGTCTTCCGGTTCCGATGGGAATGTACAACGGTTTGTACATTGAAATGAAATACGATACCGGAAGACTGGAAGACAGCCAGAAGAAAATGCTGAAGGCACTGGCGGCAGCAGGACATTACTGCACAGTTTGCTATGGGGCAGAAGAAGCGATCCGGGTGCTGCAAGAATATATCAACCTGAAGAAAATTGATGCTGGAAAAAGAGAAGATACAATGTCAGAACAGAACCTGATGATTAGAAAGAACGGGAAAGTGAAATGTATTATTTTCAAAGAGTAGAAGAAAGATCCAAACAGGCAAGGAAAGCACTGAAGAACTGCGAACTGGCGCGGAGGCAGAAAAAATTCGGATTCAAGGAAGCAGTGATCAGCAGCCGCGGAGAATGTACCGGATGCAGAAATCCAGATGACGGGGCGCTGGATCGAAAGTGCAAGCGTTGCCAGTATAACGAATACTATGAAGCGAAGTGATTACGCTTTTCCTTGCGGCGGCTGCATATGCAATCACTGTGCGAACAGCGTGGAAACGATAGACAACTGCACCGGAGAAGCAAAAGAACCTTGCTTCGTATGCGATGAGTGCAGATGGTATGGCGGAGATACGAAGAATCCGGATAAATGGAAACAGGAATGTGATGAATATATCATCACAGAGGAGCAGGCAAAAAGAAACAGAAAAAAATTCAAAATTGTGAAATAGGAGGTACACATCATGAAAACAATCGCAATTATGAACCAGAAGGGCGGAATCGGCAAAACAATGACGGCGGCTTCGATCGCCTACCTGCTGGGAGAAGAACAGGGAAAGAAGGTGCTGTTGGTTGATGCGGATCAGCAGGGCAATGTATCAATGTTGTATGACAGATACAAACCGGAAGGGATCGGGATGTCCGAATTACTGGAAAGACACAGAAGCGTAGGGGGATCTTACAAGACAACAGATCTGATCCAGACAACACCGTATCACAATGTTGACATCATCACAGCGAATGGGTATTTGATGCGGACTAACATGAACCTGTTGCTGAACGAAAAAGAAGATCAGATCCTTCGCTTTGCGGCTGCAATGCTGGAAGTACAGGATGTATATGATTATTGCGTGGTTGATTGTGGGTTGCTGCTGGATATGACCGTGACGAATGTTCTGGTGGCGACAGATCTTGTGATCCTTCCGGTTAAGATCGGCGGATTTGAAATTGAAGCAATCGCAAACATGGATGAACAGCTGGAAGATCTGCGAAGCCTGAATAACAGGATTCGCATGAAGATTTTAATGACTATGCGGCAGAAGAACCAGACAAGCCTTCAGGTGGAAGCGTGGCTGAAAGAATCATCTGGACAGGATTGCTTCGTGACGGCTGTTAGAAGATCCATCATTGCGGAAAAGGCAACCATGCAGCGCGTGCCGCTTCCGAAGTTTTCTAAAAATTGCATTGTTACGCAGGACTATCGAAACGTTGTGACGGAACTGCTGAAAGATATGGAGGGATAGACATGGAAATTGATGGACAGGTAACGATCAGCCTGAAGACATTTAACCAGCTTCAGAACAGGGCAAAGCAGGCGGACGAACTGAAAAAGAAAATGCAGGATCTGCAAGAGGAGATCACAGACATTATTGATCAGATTGACGAATCGGAAGCGGAACCGATCTTTCGTGAAATTGATGATAGTAATATGACGGATAAACAGATACAGAAAAGGTTCGATGAAGCGATTGCGAAGTTTAGGATCATTCTGGATCCGGAGAAGACAAAGCGTTTGATTCAGAAGTACATAGAAAAAGACAGAAGTGATTCACACGCGGATGTGAAGAACGCAAGCCGGAAGGTGCTGGAACAGATAACGATCACGATGAAAGCAGAGGAGGAATAAACATGGCAGCAGGATGGAGCGTAATGGATGCCTTAAATAAAAACAGCAAGGCAGCAGCAGAAGAGAAACCGAAAGCAAGATTCCGGACACGGGACATTAGCATCCGGAAGATTTACAGCAATGACAGAAATTTTTATTCGATGCCGGGAATTGAACAGCTGGCACAGGAGATCTTGGCGGTTGGTCTGATGGAAAATATGACAGTGGCATATGCACCGTGTGAACGCGGAGAATATAAGATCATCGCCGGGGAAAGAAGATGGCGCGCATTGAATTTGTTACTGGAAAAGGGATATGAAGATTTTGAAACGGTGACATGCCAGATCAAAAGCGCAGCTGAAGAGAATGAAGAAATGGTACAGCTGATCATTGCGAATGCGTATCGTGACAAGACGATCGTGGACATGTTGGAAGAGGAAAAACGCCTGAAGGAATCGCTTCAGTACATGAAAGATAATGGATTGACGCTTCAGGGGTACAAACTGGACAGCGGACGTCTGCGTGATGTGATCGCTTCAATCATGAACACGACCGGAACGAAGATTGCACAGATTGAAAGTATTAACAAGCATTTGATTCCGGAATTTTCGGCAGAACTGAAAGAAGGTCGCCTGACCTTCTCAGCAGCATATGAAATTAGCGGAATGGCAGAGGATAAGCAGATGGAACTGCTGGAAAAGTACAAAGAAGGCGGACTGTCATTAAAAGAAGTGAAACAGGCAAAGAAAGAGATCGAAGAAGCAGCAGAGAAAGCAGAAATTCCGGGACAGATGAATTTGCCGGAAGATCCGGAGGAATGGGAGCAGGAGGAAGCAGAAGAGGAGCAGGAAGAAGAATGGCAGCAGGCACATCCGGAAAGCATCACATCACTTTGCTATTCATGCCAGCGATATTCAGAATGCAACGTGAAAACAGGGACATGTCAGGACTGTGATCGTTATGTTGATAAGGCGGAAGCTGAAAAGACGCCGGAACAGCGATATGACGAGGAACAGGCGGCAATCGACAGGAAAACGGCGAAAAAGCTGACTGAAATGGAGCAGGAAGAAAAGATGCAGAACCTGCCTTCGGATGAAAAGAAAGCGCGGATGATGCGAGTGTCAGCGGAATTATTAAAAGACATCAAAGAAGGAAAGATCCGCCACATGATTGTGAAAGAGGATCAGGCAGGATACAAAGAAAAGGACATTTTGACACTGCTTGCATTCCGTGATGGAAGATCAACAGGTGAACAGATGCGTGTATGCATCACATGCGCCGACGATGCACAGACATCCAGTGCGATCATTGAAGGATATGCTGTCATCGGGATTATGGATGTCTACGATGCGGAAGCATTGGGGCTGATTGACTTGGAGGATGAAGACTGATGGCAGATAAAAACAAATTTGTAAAACCGGAATTAAAGAAATACAGCGCGAAGAAGCTGTTGACACAGGATAGATTGATGAATGCCATGATCGGTATCAGAGAAATTCAGACAAAGCTATGGGAAACGATGCCGGATGATCAGTACGAAAAGCTGGAACCGGAATTTGACACAGCGATCGCTGCAATGATGGCGCATATGTGCGGGGTGATGCCTGCACACGCGCAGCCGGATCAGGAAAACAGTCAAGATATCCTGATGCCTGCAACATAGGAAAGGAGAACGACATGGAAAAGAAATTCAATGAAGAAGTGTACAGAAACGGATCAGAAGTTGTTTGCGACGCCTGCGGATCTGTAATTAAACACATAAATGTGAAAGCAAGGATCATCGCAAGACAGGCGGAAGGATTTAACGTGACAGAACAGTATTTTGCCTGTCAGGAATGCGGGAAGAAATACACAGTGCTGATTGTAGATCATGAAATGCAGTTCTTGATTCAGAAGCGGCAGCAGGTGGAACGACAGATCAAACTGCATAGACAGATCCGAAGTCGGGCGCAGACGATCCAGCGTCTGGTCACAAAGATTGAAAAGATCAAGAAGCAGCAGGAAGAAAGAATGATTATGCTGAAGGAACAATACAAGGAGGAAATCGGATCATGATGCAGATGAACATCGAAAGAATGATAAATGCAACAGGATCGTTGCTGATCTGGCTTGTGATGATACTGGCAGCAGTGATTCTTGCAGGTCTGATCATAATTGCAGCAAAGGCAATCAGTCAGGGCATTAAAGATATGGACAGGAAAGGAGAAAGGAAAGATGCAGATAACAACACTTCCGAAAGATGATGTAAAAAGAGGAGAAATCTATTATATAAGCCGGGGAGGATACAACACAGGAAGCGAACAGCAGGCAGACAGACCGGGCGTGATCGTCAGTAATGATAAAAATAATAAAAATAGTCAGACATTGGAAGTTGTATATTTGACAACGCAGCCGAAGAATGAACTTCCGACACATTGCACGATTCGATCAACAGGGCGCGTCAGCACTGTTTTGTGTGAACAGATCCACACAGTCGCTGTGGAACGCATTGGGAAATACATCGGAGTGTGTACAGCGCAGGAGATGCAGAACATCGACATAGGGCTGATGATCTCGATCGGTTTAGGCGATGGGGGGGCGACAAAGGACAAAACAGTTGTCGCTGATCAGAAAGAAGAGAAAAAAGCAGAGGAGAAAAAGACGGAAACGAAAGTCCAGATGGAAACAAACGAAGAACTGATCAAGGCAAGGACGGAAAGAGATATATTCAAGAAGCTGTATGAACAGATGACCGAAAGGCTGTTAGAAAGGCGAGAATGAGCAAAACACAGATTGTACTTGCGACAGGGGAAGTATACGACGTTGAAGACAAAGGAGAAAGAAGAATACTAATTCCGGTGGGATGCATAAAGCAGGAGGAAGAAAAGCATGAACAAAGTGATTTTAATGGGACGTTTAACACGGGATCCGCAGGTGAGATACACACAGGGGCAGGATTCAATGGCGATTGCAAGGTTTACACTTGCGGTCGATAGAAGAGGAAGAAAACAGGAAGGTCAGCAAGATGCTGACTTTCCTTCTTGCGTTGCTTTTGGGAAAAGTGCGGAATTTGTGGAAAAGTATGTGCATCAGGGAACGAAGATTGTATTGACTGGGCGGATCCAGACGGGAAGCTACACAAATAAAGACAATATCAAAGTATACACGACGGAAGTGATCGCGGAAGACATTGAATTCGCAGAAAGCAAAGCGGCAGCAGAGGGATCCGGCGGAGCAGGAGGACATCAAAAACCGGAGCAGACGGAAAACGATGGATTTATGAATATACCGGAAGGCATCGACGAAGAATTGCCTTTCAATTAGGCAAAAAGGAAGGATGTGACGATATGGGGCTGAAAGAAGCGTTTAGAAAAGTGGGACAGGTGATCGAAGAAACAAAAATGAAGATCGGAATGAAAAAATACAAAAAAGGCGGAATTCAGGTCGAAGAAAAAGACCAGAAGCCGGAAATGGTAATTCCTATAAATGATATTCCGCTACCGGAAGAAAAAAGGGAAACAGAAGATGCAGAAATCCGAAAAATCGAAGATCTTCCGGCATATGAAGACAGAAAATTTTATATTGCGGCTAAAATGCAGGTTGAACCGGAGGGAGTGGAAAAAGTGATCAGAAAAACGGAAGCAGAATGGAATCTGTCGCCAGATAAGGCGGCAGAAACATTGAAAATGATCAGTGATGCAGCCGTGAAGCTGAATATGGCATTTGCAGAAATGATGGAGAATATACGGCGGGTGGCTGACAAAATATCAGAGGTTTTCAGACGTATACATGAAAATAATACGATGACAGAAACACAGATCAGAAAAAGAGAATTATGGCGGCGATATTATGAGGAGAAAAGCCGGATGTCAAACAATGAGCGCAGAAGGCGAGGAATACCGATGGTAAAACGACCAAAACGGCAGCAGTATAGACCGCCGAAAAAGAAGACGACAAAAGGATAATAAAGGAAGGATGGTGTGGCAAATATGGAGCAGGAAAAGGAAAAGAATGAAGAAACCTTCGTGAAGAAGGTGGTGCAGACAGCACTGGAAGCGGAAAGACAGATCCGCAGGCAGCAGGTACTACACAACACACGGATGCTGATGGAAGAATACATCGAAATGAAAAGACATATTGAAAGCGCAGTATCAGAGGAAGAAGAACTGAAGGAAGAACAGTATGATATATTCAGAGGAGAAGGCGCACATCTTGGAAGTGTTCGCAGATCAAAAATGAAGACAGCGATGATGATTGCGAATATTGACAGAGCAATGGAAGAACTGCGGGCAGAATATGAAACGAAAGAAATGACATACAAATACGATGCCTTTAAGATGCATTATATTGATGGGGCATCGTATGAAGAGATTGCAGACATCCAGAACTGCGGAAAGAACACACCGTCCAGATGGTCAAAAGAATTGATCAGGAAAATGTCAGTGAAGTTATTCGGGATAGATGGCGTTGAAAAATATTAAAAAGAAATCCTTTTTGCTTTTCTTTTTGGGGAAAAGTTGGGGAAAAGCTGGGGTTTTAATGGTGGGATGAAAGATGTAAACTGATAGCGTGGAAAGTTGCAAGAAGCGATTGTACAGAAATGTGCAGTCGCTTTTTTATTGCCATTTCCACACCCTTCTGAACACTGCGACGGGCATCTGCAAAGATGCCTGCGTGCAGTGTGTATATAGCACGAAAGAAGGTGATACATAGTGCTATTACACAGATGTAAATGCGGGGCATTGATACCGCAGGAATTACGCCTGTGTCCGGACTGTGAAGCAAAGGAAAGCGACAAGATGTCAAGGCATATGGAATACAATCTGCGCCGAAGAAATAAGAAAGCAGCGGCTTTCTATGTGTCGGCGGAATGGCGCAAAGTACGGGCGTTTGCACTGTCTTTATATGACAGCTTGGACATGTATGCGTACTATGTTCAACACAAGATTGTTGTGGCTGACATGGTACACCACATCACGGAGATAGAAGAAGACTGGACACAACGCTTGAACGTGGAAAACCTATTCCCGTTAAGCAATGGAAACCACGGGATCATCAGTGCGCTGTACAAGAAGGATGAAGCAACGAAAAGACAGACACAGGAGTTGCTGCGGAACATTATCCAGCAGCACTGGAAAGGGGTAGGGGGTATCGAAAAAGTTTTGACCGGGCTGGATTAGTCGCGCCCCCTCTATTCTGTGGAGAAAACTCCCCACGGAAATTTCAGATATAAGGGCAAACGGTCATGTGTCAGATTCTGACACAATCCGCAAGGAAAAGCAGCGGGAAAGGAGGTCGATATAATGGCAGGACAACGACAGCCGATCGCGCTGGTACAAGCAAAAGGGAAGAAACATCTGACAAAGGCAGAGATCGCAGAAAGAGAACAGACGGAAGTGAAAGCACCGTCGGACAGAGTGACGCCGCCGTCATACCTGACAGCTACGCAGAAAAAGGCATTCAGAAAAACGGTGAAAGAACTGCGGGCGATCGACCTGATTTCAAACTTGGACGTGGAAGCACTGGCGCGGTTAGTGATCGCGCAGGAGAAATACAGAGAAGTGACAGAAACGATCGCAAAGCAGCCACTGATGGTAACTGTGGCATACGACACAGGGAAAAAAGATGCAGAAGGCTATCCGATCATGACAGAACATGAGGTTGTGAACAGTCAGGTGGAACGTCTGGCGATCATTCAGGACAGGTATTTCAAACAGTGCCGACAGGGTGCAGCAGATTTTGGACTGACAGTATCGTCAAGATGCCGCCTGATTATTCCAAAAGCACCGGAAGCACCGAAGACAAACAAATTTAAAGACAAGTTTGCGTGATGATGCGATGCAGGACAGAACGACACAGTACGCTGCGGATGTCCTTGCGGGAAAAATAATTGCCGGGGATCTGGTAAAACTTGCCTGCAAGCGTCATCTGGACGACATCGAAAAGTCAAAGGCTGCGCCATATAAATACTATTTTGATGTGGAGCAGGCGGAAAGAATCATTGAATTCGCTGAAACATTGACCATCGCAGAAGGCGAAGAGGAAGAACAGGTCGAATGTTACGCATTCCAGTGTTTTATTCTCGGAAATCTGAACGGATGGCGGACAAAAACAGGCGGACACAGAAGATTCCGAACATCATATGTGCAACTTGGAAGACAGAACGGTAAATCTTTTCTGAATGGAATTCTGGCTGCATATTACGGAAATTTTGAGAAGTACAAATACGGTCAGATATACTGCACAGCAACGAAAAAAGATCAGTCGCTGATCGTATTCAATGAAATTGTGAAGTTTATCCGGTCGGATCATGATCTGGATGAGTGTTTCAACGTACACGAACACAACAGCACAATAGATTGTTTACTGACACATAGCAAAATAAAGGCGCTTTCAGGAGATACGAAGTCAATCGACGGATTCCGCCCGTATCTTGGAATTGTCGATGAATACCATGCACACAAAAACGACCAGATGTACAAACTTCTGGAAGGCGGAATCAAGAAGATGAAATCTGCGCTGATCAGTGTGATCACGACAGCAGGGTTCGATCTGAAGTCACCATGTTATGCATTGTATGAATATTGCGTGAAGGTGCTGAAAGGCATTGCACACAATGATTCACAGTTCATATACATCGCACAAATGGATGAAACAGACGACATGTGGACGCCGAAGAACTGGATCAAGGCGAATCCGATCCTGCAATATGATCTGGAAGCACTTGAAAACATGATTCCGATTGCTGAAACAGCGAAAGAAATGGGCGGATCCAGTTTGCGCGATTTCATTGTGAAACAGCTGAACATGTGGATTCAATGGACGAATGATGTCTATCTGAAAGACATGGAATTGTGGCAAAATGGCGCGACAAAGAAGACACTAGAGGATTTTCGGGGACAGAAGTGCTATGTGGGGCTGGATCTTTCTGCTGGTGGAGATTTGACATCACTGGCGATCGTATTTCCGTTCTTGAAAGATGATGTCAGAAAATATTTTGTTCATGCACACAGTTTCATACCGAAAAGAAGGGTTGAAGAACATATCAAAACAGACCGGACGGAATATGACTTATGGATCCGCGACGGACTTGTGACGGTAACAGAAACGATGGGAGGGGTAAAAACTGACTATCGGTATATTTTAACCTACTTGGAAAAAATCATCACCGATTATGAACTGGATGTGCAATTTATTCTTTACGATCCGCATAATGCGTCAGCTTTCTTGACGGATCTGGAAGCGTTGGGATTCGACAGCGTGGCTGTAACACAGTCAGCAAAAGCACTGAATGATGCAACGGTTGACTTCAGACTTGAAATTGAATCAGGAAATGTGGAACACGATGGAAACGCGATGATCAAATGGTCGATCGCGAATGCAAAGACAACTTCCAACAGTTTCGGAGAAATCAAGATCGACAAAGAGTATCAGACAGAACGAATCGACGTGATAGATGCGATCATTGACGCATGGACAGCTGCAATGAAAGGCGAAGTGAAACAGAATACAGCAGAATCGGTCGAAGAATGGCTGAAACTATATGAAGCAAGTAAGAAAAAACAGGCGAGGGGGTGATGCGGGTTGAATGTATGGCAGAAGTTCAAAGGATGGATTGCAAAAAAAATGAACTTCACCGTGGAAACATCACCAGCGATGAAGGAAGAATCATTTCTTGAATGGCTTGGTGTGAAAAGAAAAAACAAGGATGTGATGGCGGAAGTAACGTACTTCACATGTTTGAAAATGATGTCTGAAACGCTGGCAAAAATACCGTGGAAATATTATCAAAAAACTGAAAAAGGGATCATTGAACCAGAACTGTCGGATGTTGCGAAACTGCTGAAAAACAGACCGAATCCGTTTATGACGCCCACAGCTTTCTGGAATGCCGTGGAAATGAACCGAAATCACTTCGGAAATGCGTATGTATATGTCAGGTCGAAGTTCAAAAGAAAAAAATACGGCGGAGAATACAAAGTCATGGACTTGTGGATTATGCCGTCGAACTGCGTGCAGATTGTAGTGGATGATGAAGGATACTTCGGAGGAAGAGGAAAGATCTGGTATGTCTACAACGATAAATACAGCGGGCAGCAATATGTGTTCGGGACAGATGAAGTTCTGCATTTCAAGACATCACACAGCTTGGATGGTATTACGGGGCTTCCTGTGCAGGCGATATTGAAGACGACTGTGGAGGGCGCAGCGGCATCACAGGACTATCTGAACAGCTTATATGAAAGCGGACTGACTGGGAAAGCAACACTGGAATACACAGGAGATCTGAACAAAGATTTAAAAGAAAAACTGGTGCAGGCATTTGAAGAATTCGGATCAGGCGCAAAAAATGCAGGAAAAATTATTCCGGTTCCGCTTGGGATGAAGCTGACGCCACTGGATATTAAACTTTCGGACAGTCAGTTCATCGAACTAAAGAAATATTCAGCACTTCAGATCGCAGCTGCATTCGGAATCAAGCCGAATCAGATCAATGATTACACAAAATCTTCGTACAGCAACAGCGAAATGCAGCAGTTGTCATTCCTAACAGACACGATGCTTTTTGTATTAAAGCAGTACGAAGAAGAGGTCAATTATAAGTTATTGACAGATGAAGAAGCCTTCAGCGAAGGAAAATATTACAAACTGAATGAAAAAGTTCTGCTAAGAACTGACAGCAAGACACAGATGGAGATTTTCGCAACAGGTGTCCAGAATGGAATTCAAAAAGTGAATGAATGCCGACGAAAACTAGATCTGATGGATGCAGAAGGCGGTGATCAGCTGATCGTGAACGGAAATTATATTCCGATCACAGAAGTTGGAAAGCAGTACGAAAAAGCGGGAAATGCACAGCAGCAAAGCGTGCTTTCTATACAGCCGGAAACGGATCAGAAAACGCAGAAGGATCCGGAAGAAGGAGATCAAGCAGACACGACCGGAACAGAACCTGATGAAAAAGAATCGCAGGAAGGAGGGGAAAACGATGAAGAATAAATTCAATTTTTCACGGAGAAATCCAAAAACAAAGAAGATTGAAAATACTGGATTTATGGAATTCAGAAATGTATCGAATAATGCAGCAGACCTGTATATATACGGTGACATTGTTTCTTCAACATGGGAAGCATGGTGCGATGAAGATACATGCCCGCAGGATATATCGGATTTTATGAATCAGATTGAACCGGGGGCTGAACTGACGGTGTACATCAACAGTGGCGGTGGTGACGTATTTGCCGGGATAGCGATTCACAGCATTTTATCACGGCATACCGGACATAAAACAGGCATCGTGGACGGAATGGCTGCGTCGATCGCATCCGTGATCCTGATGGCTTGTGATTCGATTGTAATGTCATCGGGAGCGCAGATCATGATTCACAAACCGCTGTCATGGGCATATGGAAATGCGGATGATTTTCAGCGGCTGATCAGTGAACTGGATAAATGTCAGAAAAGCATCACGGACATATATATGGGACGAGTGAAAGAAGGCGTGACAGAAGAACAAGTCACAGATCTGATCAATGCCGAAACATGGATGACGGCAGAGGAAGCAAAGGAAATCTTCGATGTGCAGATCGAAGAACGTCCAGCGGTCGCCGCCTGTGTTGGCTGGATGATGGAGAATTTCAAAAAAGCACCAGAAGGCATTAAAACACAAAGCGCAGATGATGTGACGGCGAAGATTACAGCCGAAGAAGAAGCAATCATCGAAGAAATGGAACTTTTCGGAATCTAAGGAGGAAAACAGAATGAGCAAAGCAGCAAGGGCATTGCTGAAGAAGATCAATGACAAGAAAAATGCGATCAGAGGTCTTCAGGGGCAGGGAAAAACACAGGAAATGAAGGATCAGATGGCGGAACTTCGTGAGATGCAGGAAGAATTCGACATGCTGATGGAAATGGAAGAAGACGATGACGATGGTATCAAGGATTCTTTACACAATGGGAAGGCGAAGGAAATTGAAGATGGTCAGAAGTCTAAAAAGTACAGCAAAGCGCAGGTGTGCAAAGCGTTTGTAAACAGGATCGTATGTGGTCTTCGTAAACGTGCTATGCCGGAAGAAGATCAGGAGATCATGGACAGCTTCAAAAACATGATGAAGGAAGGCGTAGACGAGGATGGAGGTTTTACGGTTCCGGAGGATGTAAGCACAGACATCATTGAACTGCGCCGTACAGAAAACGATCTGGAACAGTACGTCAATGTCGAAAAGGTAGCGACAATGAGTGGATCCCGTGTGATCGAAGTTGATGCAGACAGTACACCTTGGGGCGACGTGGATGAAGGTGGAGAATTCGGAGAGGAAGAAACACCGAACCTGAAACAGATCAAGTATGCAATCAAGAAAAAAGGCGGAATTCTGAAGACAACACGCGAACTGCTTCAGGACACTGCTACGAATATCCTTGCATATCTGAATAAGTGGATCGCAAAGAAGTCAAGAGCGACAAGAAATGCTGCAATTCTGAATGTGATTAACACAATCACAAAAGGAAAAGAAGTTGCGGTTGCGACTTTTGATGATTTCAAAGATGTATTCAACGTGAAGCTGGATCCGGCGATTGCAGTAAGTTCTATTGTATTGACGAATCAGGATGGCTTTAACTACATGGACAAGCTGAAGGATAAGGATGGCAAGTACATCATGCAGCCGGATCCGACAGATGCAACAAAGACACTTCTTTTTGGCAAGTATCCGGTAAAGGTTGTGAGCAATAAGACACTGAAAAGCACAAATGTATTAAAAGGCGGAACAGGATCTGACAAAAACGATGTGACTGGTTACAAATATCCGGTATACATGGGAGATCTGAAGGAAGCTGTTACCTTGTTTGACCGTGAGAAAATGACGATCGAACTTTCTACTGAAGCGGGAGATCTGTGGGCGAAGGATCTGACGGGAATCAAGGTTCGTGACAGATTTGACGTTCAGTCTGTCGATGAAACTGCGGTTGTTAAAGGAGAAATCAGCGTTGCTGTGGCTGGCTAACAAAAAAAGGGGCGTGATGATATGAGCCTAAAGGAATTGAAGCAGTATCTGCGCGTCGATTATACAGACGATGACAGCATGATCGAACTAATGCATGATGCTGTCATCGATGAAATGAAGGAACTGATTCCGTCATTCGATCCGGAAAAGCCAACAAATAGGCAGAAAATACTGATCTGTTCGTATGTGAAGGAATTATACGATCACAGGGATCGAATGTACAACAACGGGAAAATCACATCTGATTCAACGGAACGCATCAGGTACGCGATTCAGTCAATGATGCTGAAAGAAACGTTAAGGGGATAGCATGGCAACAGCAAGGATCAAATTTTACAAGCGAAACAAAAGTCTGGAAAACGGACGGCAGCAGGAAAAAGAACCGACGCTGTTTTATGAAGCATGGTGTGAGATCAGAAACCTTTACGGGCAGGAATTGTACGAAGCACTGGATGTCAGGCTGGAAAACGCAATCGTGTTTGAAGTGAGATATTGCAGACGTATAAAAGAGATTAAAGTACATGCAAAAGATTTCTTGATCGAATTTGAAGGCGACAGATATGACATTTATGCAACAGATTTCAAACAAAATGACAGGCAGTATGTGCAACTGAAAGCCAACAGACACGACTGACAGGAGGAAATAGAGATGGAAATATCGTTCCGATTTGAAGGATTTGAGGAAGTGCAGCGTGGTGTGGAAGCCCTGTCGTCAAGTGCTGAAATCGGAGCGATCAATAAAAAAATATTTCAGAGATCCGCCGATATTACAGAACCGAAGATGAAGGCACACATGGCAAGATCTGCTGACAATTCGAAGTCAGGACGGAATGGATACAGACCGCCGGGACATGCGCGGGACAACATTCCTAAGAAGGTAACGACCAAAAAAGGCGAAGTCGGATGGGAATTGAATGGCGACGCGCAAAACTGGTTTTACATGAAGTTTGTGGAGTGGGGGACATCGAAAATGCCGCCGCGGGACTTCCTGAATAATACGAAATCGGAGTGTGAAAGTGAATATCACATGATAGCTGATCAAGAGTACCAGAAAGCATTAAACGAAAAACTGGGAGGATAAAACAGTGGATGTTATTGGATTGGCAGCGGAAGCATTGAAGCCGATTTCGGATGAAGGAACAATCGTACAGCAAGGATGGTATGACGAAAGCCTGAAACGGCTTCATGTGACACTGTGGAAGCTACAAGACACAGAAGATGCACATTCAGATGATGAATGTGAAATTGAAGCAGCAAGCATACAAGTGAATATCTGGTCGCGGAGCGATCAGCAGACGCTTGTGAAAAGAATAAAAAAACTGATGAAGGAAAACGGATTTCTATTTCAGGAAGGAAATGATCAGAGTGAAACAGATACGGGGATCTTTATCAATGCGATGCGATTTTTAATTTTGAAAGAAGCAGAGGAAACGGAGGAATAAACATGGCAGGAGAAAAAGAAAAGATCGTGCGAAGCAGGACTGTATCGTTCAGAGATATTCATATCGCAAAAGTTACAACGAATACAGAAACAGAATACACGGCAGAAGCACCGTCAAAGCTGGCACGCGCGATCACGGGAAAGATCAGCGATGAATTTGAAACTGAAAAAATTTACAGTGATGATTCGGTTGAAGATGTAAACATGTCATATAAAGGGACAAGCGTGGAACTGGAAGTGAACAGTTTGGCACCGCAGGATAAGTCGCAGGTGTTCGGGCATCTGTATGAAAAAGGCTTCCTGATTAAGACGAAGGATGACAAAGCACCGGAACTTGCGCTTGGATGGCGTGCGAAGAAGCTGAATGGCAAGTATGAATTCAAATGGCTGTACTGTGGAAGATTCGGTCAGGGATTTGAAGATAATTACGAAACAGAAGGGGAAACAAAAACAACGCAGACAGCAACATTGAAGGGCGATTTTTATGCCCGTCAGATGGATGGAAGATATGAATGCAGCGTTGATGAAAGCAATCTTCTTGCGGAACATACAGAAGCAGCGGCAGCGATCAAAGACTGGTTTTCAAAAGTTCAGGAAAAACCGGATGCAGCATAAAACAGGAGGGAAAAGAAATGGCAGCAGCTAAAACAAAGAAAAGATCAATTATCATCGGCAACAAAGAATATACGATGCCGCAGAAGATGTCCACGATGGCATATTTGCGCTATCTGGAAGTGCGCGACAGCATTATGGACACAGAAGCGAAACAGGCGTTGTACACAAGACAGCAGTTCATGGATATGATGGACGTTATTGTTGAAATGTACGGAAACCAGTTCACAACAGATGACATGCTGGATGCTGAAACCGGAATGACACCGGATTCGATCGTGATGGAATTTGCATTGATGGATGTATCAGTGGGTGAAAAGGTTGATAAAAGAACGGAAGACTTCGCGAAAAATTTTACAAATGGCAAGTGATGCCGGAACTGATCTTGTCGTGTGGACACAAAGAATATGTCTGCACGACGATTTCAGTGGAAATGTATCGCAGATATACGGAAATCATGGAACGGAATGACAGTGATTCGATCAGTGATGCTTTTGAAGCGAATACGAAGATCTTAATGACAGTATTCGGAGCAAGACAGCGGGAGGTGGAAGAAGCCGATCCGGAAGATGTATTGTCAGCTGTGAAAGAAATCCATTTCATGATGCAGGATGTGATCACGAAGAAATTTCTGGATCTTAATCCAGAACATCCTGAAAAGATACAGAAAGAAAAATCTGCTTTCGACGAATATGACGAAGAAAATGGATATAACGATGAAGATTCGGGTGAAAACCTGTGGAAGATATGCAGGGAAAATGTGGATCGGATAGTGAAGATCTGTATCAATCTTATGAAAAACTCATATCAGCAGTGCATAGAAGCGGACATCATGAGCCTTTTAGATCATGCGGCATTCGAGATTAGGACGGTCGATGAGAAGTAAAGAAAGGAACGCGAAACATGGCTAAGACCTTAATTGAGATTAGGGCAGAAACGTCGCAGTATCAGCAGGCGATGCGTCAGGCAGCAGCAGAGATGAAAAACCTGACAGCACAGCATTCGCTGGCTGCGGCACAAGCAAAGTTAAGCGGATCCGCGCAGGACGCCCTGCGTGCAAGAGTGACCGAACTGACATCGAAGATAGATGTTCAAAAGGGGATTGTGCAACAGAATGGACAACAGTATGACAACTTAAAACAGAAGTTGGAACTGCAAAAAACAGCGCACGATCAGCTGAAGACAAAGGTTGAAGCGGCAAAAAAAGCATATGAAGATAGTGCGAAAGCGACAGGCGAAGACAGCGAAGAAACACAGAAGCTGAAGGCAGAATATGAAAAGTTGTCTTCGCAGCTGTCCACCAGTGAAAGCCAGATCACAAAAACAGAAACAGCGATCACGAAGCAGGAAGCGGCAGTGAATCAGTCGAAAGCTGCACTGGCTGAAATGGAAGCGGAATTGAAAAATGTGAACGCAGAACTTGCGCGTGCGCCGTTTGATGAATATGCAGCAAAAGCAGAAAAGGTTGGCGGCACATTAACGAGTGTGGGGCAGAAACTTCTTCCGTTATCGACCGGTATTGCAGGGCTTGGAGTTGCGGCTGTTAAGACGACAGCGGATTTTGACAGTGAAATGTCGAAAGTATCAGCAATTTCCGGAGCAACAGGAACGGATCTTGATAAACTGCGAGGAAAAGCCCGTGAAATGGGCGCAAAAACAAAGTTCAGCGCATCAGAAGCTGCACAGGGGATGCAGTACATGGCGATGGCTGGATGGAAGACGCAGGACATGATGGACGGCTTGGAGGGCATCATGAATCTTGCGGCAGCATCAGGAGAAGATCTTGCATCGACATCCGACATCGTAACAGATGCCCTGACCGCCTTCGGACTTTCGGCAAAAGATTCCAGTCATTTTTCTGATATTTTGGCGGCAGCATCATCGAATGCAAATACCAACGTGTCGATGATGGGTGAAACGTTTAAATACGCAGCCCCGGTTCTCGGATCGTTAGGATACACAGCAGAAGATGCTGCGCTTGCGATCGGATTGATGGCAAATGCAGGTATCAAGTCCAGCCAGGCGGGAACATCTTTGCGAGGAGCCATCACGAACCTTGCGAAGCCAACAGATACTGTCGCGGCTGCGATGGATAAGTATGGAATATCATTGACAGATAGTTCCGGTAAGATGCTTTCGCTGCGTGAACTGATGGAACAGCTGCGGCAGAAGCTGGGTGGACTGTCAGAAGCGGAACAGGCACAGGCAGCAGCGGCATTATTCGGAAAGGAAGCAATGTCCGGAATGCTGGCGATCATAAACGGATCAGATAAAGATTTTGAGAAGCTGGCAGGAGCGATCGACAACTGCGATGGATCATCTGAAAAGATGGCAAACACAATGAATGACAATCTTCAGGGACAGATCACGATCCTGATGTCACAGCTTCAGGAACTTGCTATCAGCTTCGGGGAAATTCTGATGCCAAAAATCCGTGATATTGTGACACATATTCAGAACTTTGTGGACAAACTGAATGCAATGGACGAAGGACAAAAAGAAACAATTCTTCGCATCGGAATGTTTGTGGCAGCACTCGCACCGATGCTGATGGGATTGGGGAAAGTGATCACGTTCAGCGCAAATGTATCACGCGCACTTGGAACGCTGTCAGCCGGACTTGTAAAAGCAGGCGGATTTTCAGGAGTATTCACGAAAGCACTGGGATTGATTACATCACCAGCGGCGATTGTAGTGGGAGTGATTGCAGCAATTACAGCAGTCATTATTCATTTATGGAATACGAATGAGGATTTCAGAAATACGATCACGGCGATCTGGCAGAAAATCAAAGATGCATTCACAACATTTGCAGCAGGAATCAGTGAAAGACTGTCAGCGTTAGGAATTACATTCAGTGACGTGACGTCAGCAATAAAAACAATCTGGGACGGATTCTGTAATTTGCTTGCACCAGTGTTGGAAGCTGCCTTCAGTACGATTGCAATCGCATTACAAACAGCTTTCAATGTCATTCTTGGAATATGGGATGTATTTTCTGCTGTATTCAGTGGTGACTGGTCTGGTGCGTGGGAAGCTGTAAAAGGAATTTTTTCAAGCATCTGGGATGGTCTGAAAGAATATTTTTCAACAATAATCGGAGCAGTCAAAGGTGTAGCGGACGTTTTTCTTGGATGGTTTGGAACTAACTGGGAAACTGTCTGGAATGGAGTGAAAACCTTTTTTGAAGGAATCTGGAACGGAATTTCTTCGTTTTTTGAAGGAATCTGGAATGGGATTTCAACATTCTGCACAACGGTGTGGAATGGAATTGTTACAAACGTGACGGCGTTCTGCACGACCGTACACGATACGATCAGCACAATCTTTAATGCTGTGAAAGATGTCGTGTCTAATGTGTGGGAAACAATAAAGAATGTGGTTCAGGTTGCGATCATGTTCATAGTGGAAGTTATCAAAGCAGCATTTGAATTGATAACCGTACCGTTCCGGTTTATCTGGGAAAATTGTCGAGATACGATCATAAGCGTATGGGAAACAATCAAAAGCGCGGTACAGACAGCAATCAATTTTGTGAAAGATAATATCATCACGCCAGTGATGAATGCGATCAGCACAACGATCACGACGGTATGGAATGCGATTCAGACGACATTCACGACAGTGATAAATGCAATAAAGTCTGCGGTACAGACGGCATGGAATTTCATGAAGGATAATGTGATCACACCAGTGATGAATGCGATCAGCACAACGATCTCGACGGTGTGGAACACCATTAAAACAACATTCACGACAGTGATAAATGCAATAAAGTCCGCGGTACAGACGGCATGGAATTTCATGAAAAACAGCGTGATCACGCCTGTAATGAATGGAATAAAAACAGTCATCACAACAGTGTGGAATGCGATCAAAACGGCGGTGCAGACTGTCGTAAATGCGATCAAAACGACGGTGCAGACTGTATTCAACGCAGTAAAGACAACAGTGACAACAATCTGGAATGCGATCAAAACAGGAACATCGACGGCATGGAATGCAGTGAAGACTGCGGTGACAACACCGATCAATGCCGCAAAGTCAGCAGTGACATCTGCGATTAACGGGATTAAGTCAACGATAAGTTCTGTATGGAATAGCGTGAAATCAGCAACGTCTTCGACATGGAATGCAATCAAGAGAGCGATCACAACACCGATCAATGCTGCAAAAACTGCGGTAGGAAATGCGATCAGTGCGATCCGATCAAAATTCAACTTCAGCTGGTCATTACCGCATTTGAGACTGCCTCATCCGTCTATCAGCGGATCATTCAGCTTGAATCCGCCATCAGTTCCACATTTCAGCATTAGCTGGTATAAGAACGGCGGTATTATGACGAAACCGACCGCATTCGGGGCGGCAGGCGACACATTGCTGGCAGGAGGAGAAGCGGGAGCAGAAGCAATCCTTCCATTGAAACAGTTCTATGACAGGCTGGGCGACATGCTGGATAAAAAGTTGGATGCAATTATGACAGGAACAACGGTATATGTCTATGTAACAATGGACGGCGAAGTCGTGGCAACGAAAGTATATTCAAAAGTGGAAGAAAAATTCACAGATGAAATAAAACGGAGGAGGTAAAGCATGATCATAAACGGGATTGACGTCAGAAGATACGGGGCGACATTACTGACGGCAGAAACAAAGCCCCCGAAGATGACGGCAAACTATGAAATGATGTCAAAAGCACTTCTTCCGACAGAGTACGACACAGATATTCCACTGGGTTCTATGACAATGACCATATACTTCAGGGGAAAGAACAGGGCGACACTGGAAAGAACAATGTCATCTTTTATGCAGAATTTCAGGTCATCCTGCATTATGGAAGAAATCAGAGGATTCAAAGGAAAATACAAAGGTTTTCTGGCTGGCGATGATTACGAAAAAACGCTTGAAAAGGAAAAAAGAATTCTGACATTAGAATTTGATGGATTCTTTTTTGACGATGAAGCAGAAGGGATATTTGATCAGGAACTGGAAGGAAAGCTGTACGCAGAAGGAAGCCGGGATACACCTTGCATTATTGAAGTGACAGCAAAAGCGGATCTGACAAACTATAAGATAACACTAAACGGGGAACCGTACACTATTGAAAGCCTGATGGATGGCGAAACGATTGTGATTAACGGGAAGACCGGAAAAATAACAAAGGAAGGGGATAACGCTTTCGGATCCGTGGATCTGTGGGCGTTCCCTAAACTGAAAACGGGAAGAAATGACCTTGCGTTTTCAACGAATGGCGCAAGGGTAACAGTTAGGTATTCCCCGATGTGGTTATAAAGGGGGGATGATATATGCTTCAGATATATGATGATCAGCACAGGAGAATTGCAGGAATAGATGATCCGGATGATCTAAAAATTGAAAAAACATTATCATCCGGAGATAAGCAGATTTCATTCAGTTATCCGAAAACAGGATCAGAAATTGAAAATCTGCGGGCTGAATATTATATCAGGACAAAAGATGATGAATATGTTCTGAAGGAAATAAACACAGGAGAAAATAAAAACAGTTATGTAGCACAGCTGAATATAGAAGAACTGGAATCACAGGAATTTCTGTACGGATTTGAGAGTGTAACACAGACGGCGCGCGCCTGCTTGGAATTCGCTTTTGATGGAACGGGTTGGACGGTTGGAATTTGCACAGTAACAAAGCGAAGAACAGTCAGCATTGATGAAACGTGCAATGCTTGGGATGTACTTCAGGAGGTTATGGACACATACAGATGCGAATGCAAGATCGACAACATCCAGAAGAGAATAGACCTATATGAAGCGATCGGAATGGATCGCGGAGCGTATTTCATAGAAGGATTAAACCTGCGGAAATTGACACTGAAATCAGATACATATGATTTCTATACAAGGATTTATCCAGTGGGAAAAGATGGGATCACACCGGAAATTATGCTGGGGGTTCCGTATATTGACAATCATCAGTATTCAGATAAAGTGATTCCGCGCTATTGGAAAGATGAACGATACACCATCACTGAAAATCTGATTGAAGATGCGACTGCGAAGCTGGACACAGCATCGAAACCGTATACAGCATATACTGCTGACGTTGCGGATCTGGCATCGCAGAAAAAAGAATACAGCATTCTGGAATATGACATCGGTGATACAGTGCATCTGATTTCAAAAACGGAAGCTACAAAAGAAAAACAGCGGATCGTGAAGATGACGGAATATCCGCAGCATCCGGATAAAAACACCTGTGAACTTTCTAATGTGACAAAGAGTTTTGCACAGCTTCAGGAAGAAACAGAGGAAAAAATGAAGTCCGATGCAGTGGATCAGGCACAGGCAAGGACAAAGAAAACGCTGAATGAAGGATACTGGACAATCGAACAGGCACAGGCTGCAATTAAATCTTCAGAAAGCGGGATTATGACATCGGTTCAACAGGTCAGAACAGAACAAAGGGATCTGACCTATGCAGCAGAACAGGAAGCGAAAGACTATGCTTCGCAACTGAATGAAAAGACCATTGAAAGAATGACAAATGAATATTCAACAGCACTGAATCAGACTGCAAATTCATTTGATATGTCTATTAAGTCGGTCGAAGAAACTGTGACATCGCAGGGCGACGAACTGGAAGAATTCAGAAGAGAGAATGAAACATATTTCCATTACACGGATGATGGAATGGAGATCGGAAAAAAGCAAGATGGCGGGGTACTGCCGTTTTCGACATTGCTATCCGACAAAAGACTGGAATTCAGGCAGGAAGGCATTCCAGTGGCATATGTGCAGTACAACAAGCTACACATTGAAAATGTCGAAGCGGTGCGAAGGTGGTCAGTCGGAGCAGCAGACGACGGCGGATACTTTGATTTCATATCCACACAGTACGGGATGGGCGTGAAATGGAGAGAAGCGGAGCAGGTGGAAGAAACGGCAACACAGAGCGCCAAAAGGCAAAAACGGAAACAGGAATACAGACAGCTGATCGACGATGATGGAATATTCGAGGTAATAAAAGTATGAGTACGACAAGAAGAGAAGTACCAGTCACAAGTATATATGCGAACGCTGTCTTCACCGGGAATGTCAGCGGAGATGTAACAACAATCACATCCGTAACGTTCACGCAAAATGAAGACGACTGGCTGCTGGGCGTAAAAAAAGAAGATATGCCATCGGTCATGATCATTGATGGAAAACAATACAGATGGACAGTGCATTCCTACTTTACATTAAATACCATCGTAGCACAAGGAACATGGGTAAAAAAAGCAACACTGAACATTGGAACAAAGCTGACAATTAGAAAGCCATTCTTCAAAATTGTATACGGTCAGAATCCGACACAAGAAGGAACAGAAATGACCTTTTCATTTTATGATCTGGGATCATTTGTACCATACGGATTCGATCCGGGGGCTTCGGAATTTGAAATTGATGGAAAGACGGCAGTTCCTATCAATATAGAAAATGCAGATGAAGATTCACTATTTTCTGTGAAACTGTCATCTGATGCAACGTACAGATTCAAGTGGGCGATTGGATCAAAGTCGTATACGCTGGACAAAAAAACGTCCGGAGCGACAAGGATCAATACAAGCTATACTATACCGAAAAGCTGGAATGAAGAGATAAAAAACAGTACAGCGGGTTCCTGCATACTTTCAGTTCAGGTGTTGTTTGGATCGCAGGTATATCAATCAAGGGATACTGCGGTGAGGGCGACAGTCCCGGATGATTGCGTCCCGGTGATCAATTCTATATCCATCGCAGATACAAAAGGGCGTGTCCCTGCGGCGTGGGGGATGTTCGTGGAACATAACAGCAATATAGCCATTACAGCAGCGAATATCACAAAGTCATATGGCGCGGATATTGTATCAGTCAATATGGAACTGAATGACAGGACATATTATGGAACGCCTTCTGCATTGCCACAGTCATATATGTTGGAAGACTATGGGATCATGGACGTGACAGTGAAGATTCGTGATACAAGAGGACGGACGGCAGAAAAAACTGCAAAAGTGACAGTAGTGGAATATAATCCGCCGACGATTCAGGTGGATTCTATGAGGTGTGGACAGGATGGAACACTGGAAAATGAAGGCGTATACTTTTTAGCGACGACAGACAGCACATATTCAACCTGCAACGGAAAGAATAAAGCAACACTTCAGATGCAGTATAAACTTTCAAGTAAGGGCGCATATACGTCAGCAGTAAAAGAACTTCCGATCGGGGAAGCGACAACTGTTTGCGGCGGGGATCTGAATACAGAATTTTCATATGATGTTCGTTATGTGCTGAAAGATACATTCAATACAGTGACGGTCATTGACTTCGTATCAACAGCGGTATATGCAATGCATTTTTTGCATGGTGGGCGCGGTGTGGCTTTTGGATCGAAGGCAACCGTGGAAAACGCAGTGGATTTTACGTTTGATGCGATATTCAGGCATGGGGTGAAATTCATAAAATCAGATGGATCCGAAGTGACAATGCAGCAGATCCTGAACAAACTCGGATTATAGAAAGGAGGGAAGACAGTGGCACTTGGAAAAGTAATTCAGCGAATTGAAATCGAAATGTCGGGTGGGACAAAACAGTATATGGTGTCTGCAAAACAGGGAGATCGGGCAACAAGATATGTCGAAACCGTACTACTGAATCATGGGAAACCGTACACGATCCCGGCAGGATCCAGCGTCACAGCTTTCATCAGAAAACCAGATAGACACAGGGTATATACACCGTGTGAATTCACGGACAATGTTGTGATGGTGGAATTGGACAGTCAGGCACTGGCAGCAGCGGGAACGGCATTGTGTGAAGTGGAAGTGAAATCTTCAGATCTGATGCAGGTGGTAACATCGGTCACTTTTGAAATAGAGATTGAAGCAAAGGTGAAAGATGAAGATGCGATCGTTTCGGGCGATGAACTTTCTATCTTCGATAAGACAATGAAACAGTATGCTGATCAGGAAACGAAACGTGTGAAGGCAGAGGAAGCCAGAGTGCAGGCAGAAACAGGTCGCGTGAAGGCAGAGGAAGCCAGAGTGCAGGCAGAAACAGGTCGTGTGAACGCGGAAAAAAGCAGAGTGTCAGCAGAAAGTGATCGCGTCACGGCAGAACAGGAAAGACAGAAGCAGGCGAATGAAGTTCTGGATAAGGCGAATGAAGCTGTAAAAATTGCGGGGCAGATCAATGAAGCGTCATATATGTTGGATAAAGATGAAAAAATCAAATATGCATATGCAATTTATACAGAACGGGGGATCCCGCATCTGGCATTAACACCGATCAAGGAGTAAACAGGAGGAAAAGAAGAATGGAAGGAATTGATTTATCATTTCCGTCTTATGCACAGCATGAGAGAATGGCGGCGGCACTGGAAGCGATCGCACTGAATGGCGGACAGAATTCGGCGGAAGCACTTGACGCTGCGTGCAGACAATTACTTGACGGAACAAATACAACACGGGTTTTCTGGTCATGGTATCCGCGTGCGCTGGCAGCAGGAGAAACAGACAAGTATAAATTGCTTTCACGGTTTGCAACAGCAGCAGCGCAGGCATGGAATGGAAAGACGTATACACTGCGAAGCTATGATCCGTCAGTATCAGGAATAACAAAAATGACACCGATGGATGATCTGGCAGATAAAGTGGCAGCACAGCTATGTACAGAAAATACTGAAGCGGTCGAGGACTGGGCGGATGAAGATCCGATGACATGGTATATCAGAGCAAACGCACTGTCACTGGAAGACGGAACCATGAACATCACATATTTTGAAGGTGAAGACGGTTTTGACATCACTGGTGAAGATGCACCAGTATATACATTTGCGCTTGCATTATGGATTAAAGAATGGAATGACTGTGCATACGATTATATTTCATTCAGAACAACAAGGGGATCCGGCTATTATCCGGATGCGGGGGATGTGGATCCGAAAAATAAAAAGCGACCGATCACATGGCACGCAACATTCCCCGGTGGTCTGGACAGCAAAGGCGCGTTGACATCCGGCGCAGGGATAAAGGCATATAACTTCGCATCAGCAACGGCAGGGATCCAGAAGGCACGACAGAAAACAATTTATGAAGGATTGTGGAATGACTGTGATACAAGATGGATTCTTCGTATGTGGCAGTTAAGGCATTTTGATCTGGAAAACTCAAACATTGCCGAAGGATGCACAAATTACAACTATCAGTACATGGCGGCGTTGCCGGAAGAAAATGTGAAAAGGGTTCTTCTGTCTGCAAGTCAGGCAGCAGGATTCATTGTCGGATCCACGGTATCGGTTGGTGATATGGGCGCACAGTCGAATAAAGACAGATGGAATGCATGGATGCGTAACCTTGCGGATCTGGTGAAAGTATCTTCAATCGAAAAAGTAACAGTAAACGGAACGGAATACACAGCGATCAATCTTGACATCAGCGGAACGATCACAACGACAGCAACAACGTGTATTTCAACTATGCCGTGGCATTCGGGCGCAACAGAAGCATTGCCGGGACATAAAGACGGATGCACATTCAGCCTGACAGCAGGAAAGACACCGCTTCGTGTTGCTGGTGTAGAAGTTTTGGATGGATCATATACGATCGGGCTGGATCCACTGTATGACACGACTGCAAACGAAGCAGGAGGATTTGATTATACTGTGTATCAGTGCCGCGACAGTCAGAAACTGTCAGGATCAATCACAGCGGACTATGAAGATACAGGCATTGTATATTCCGGTATGCCGTCCGGATGGAACTATGTGAAAGCATTTATCAAGTCAAAGTTGGGTGTGCTGTTTCCGAAGCTGATCGGCGGATCTTCAACGACTTATTTTAAGTCGGCTTTCTACGGTGCCGCCTCCGCCGGGGTTCGCTGCCCGTGGCGTTTTGGGGCCTTGGGCGTTGGCGGGGTTGCTGGTCTGGCTGCGGGGTATGGCGGCTATGCGCCGGGTGGCTCGGGCTGGCACTGTCGTCCGCGGCTTTGTGGCGCGGGTAAAAAGCGGGGTGAATGGTCTGCGTAAGCAGACCAGAGGGGCAAGACCACTCATACACACCTAACAGGAAAAGAAAATAAAAAGGGTATGCAGGCGCGGGATCGGCTTTCTACGGTACCGCCTCCGCCGGGGTTCGCTGCCCGTGGCGTTTTGCGACCTTGTACAATGGCGGGAATGCTGGTCTGGCTGCGGAGAATGGCAACAATGCGCCGGGTAACTCGAACTGGAACAGTCGTCCGCGAATTTATGTATTTATGAAGGCAGATGAAAACTTGCTGAAATGCGTCTGTATATCCGCGCATAAGCGAAAATCAGTAAAACCGGAAGCCGGGAAACCGGCATGTATAACCGTGGGTTATGCGTGCGGCAAGTAGTAACAAGACGAATCCTGATTCAAGGATCTGTCGCAACCGAAAGTCGCTTCACACATAAAGTAAAAATAAGATGGCACATAAAAAGAGATATAAAAAGTTAAGCAGGCAGCTGTGCGAACAGGCAGTTGTTGAATGTTTCAAAGGAAAATGGAGAAGAAACGATGTACTGACGTTTATTGAAAAGTATGCAGGAATTCCACGCGACGATATAAAAATAGATGATTTATCCGGATCGTGGAAGTATAAAAATGAAGCTGTTGAAGCGATTGGCTTGGCAATGCTTGGGATTGTGGAAGATCTGGTCGATCACGGAATAGAACCGGATGATATGGAACCAGTGACGATCCGGCAGCGTCCGGATGGAATGACAGGAAAGATCAGGGACATTGCACTGTTGTGCATTATGCATCAGCTGATCGGTCATATTACGAAATTGATGATAGAACCATTGATTCAGGCGCGATTGCTTCCGACGCAACACGCAAGCATTCCGGGACACGGGCAGACAATGCTGAAAGATCAGATGTTGCGTTATTTCCTGAAGGAATCGCTGGGAATAGAATATGTGAGAAAAACAGATGTTGTTCATGCATATGCTTCACTTCAATATGATGTATGTATAGATCTGGTGATGATGGAAATCCCGAAAGCAAGATATGCGATCGGACTGCTGAAATACTTAAAGAGCGTCGCACCGGGCGGACATCTGATCATCGGCGGGTATCTTGATGCATGGCTCTTTAATTTTGCGATGTCGTATGCGATCCGCTATCTGTATACACTGGGATCGACGCGAAGAGGGAAAAAGATACCATATGTTATACGCTGCGGAACATTTATGGATGATTTTTCGATAGGATCCGGATCCATAAAAGGAGAACAGCGGGCAGTGAAAGCATTGGACAAGTGGATGACAAAGAATCAGCACTTGCAAATAAAAGAAACGACAGGAATTGTCAAGCTGTTGCCGATTGAAGAAGAAAAGCGAAGGCGGAACCTGCCACGTCCGGGGCAAAGGGGCGTACCAATGCTGGACATGGCAGGATACAGAATCAGCAGAACACACATCACGATCCGGCGTCGCGTATTCAAAAGGGCAAGACGACAGCTGATCCGTGGATATAGAGAGCTGAAGCGTGATGGAACACTGCGCCGTGAACGGGCGCAGAAGATAATATCGTATAACAGCTATATTGAACAATCTGATTCATTCCATTTACAAGAAAGATACCACACGGAAGAACTGCTTCAGGTGGCACATCGCGTAAATGGATTCTATGGACAACTGGAATATCAGAAAAGAATGGAGGAATTGCATGATTTACTTGAACGTAGATGCAGATCAGAAGCCGGAAAAGGTAATGATGGAAAATCTTCCGGGTGGCGCAATGACCGTCAGGATGGCGGATAATATCAAGGAATACCGTCAGGAAGACGCAAAGGATCGGAAGATGTACCGTTTTGATGAAGTAGTGTTTGAACTTCCGGCGGACAGCACGATCACGACAAAACAGATCGAAGATGACTTTGAAAAATACTGGGAGTACGGGAAGGCTGATCAGGCTGGAAAAGACGAAGACATGAAAGATGATGAACCGGATCCGGAAAGTGGGGGAATGACGCGGGCAGAAATGACCGTTGAAATTCAGAAACTTCAGGAAAAGAATGAAATGCTGGAATCCTGTCTGCTGGAAATGTCGGAGCTTGTATATGCTTAATTTTGTTAGGCATTCAATATACAAAATTTTATTCGGAAAGGAGGGCGAAACGATGATGGCTATGTTATGGGCGCAGAAGATCATGTATGCGGAAACAAAAGAAGAAGCGATTGCACTGTACAAAAGAGTGCCGCGCCTTCTGAAAGACAAGGTCGAACAGATCCTGATCGAAAGTGGATGCGAAGATCTGATCAAAGAGAGCGAAGAACAGTAAGGAGGGGCAGACATGGGCGAAGTGAAGGAACCGTATGAAGGCGGAACCGGAAGCCTGCTGGAAGTCGTCGACATGATGTGCGGCGTAACGGAAAAGCTGGCAGACATCGTCAGAAAACAGGCTGTCCTGATCGAGCAGGAGAGGATCGCGGGCGCGGTCTTCCCTGCCGATCTTTCGGAAGAAAGAAAACAGGCAGAAGATGATCTTGACAGGATCGAAATGAAACTAAGGAGGATATGACATGAAAGAAGGAATCTGCACTGCTGTTGGAGTAGTGGGAAGCGCGATTGCAGCTGCTTTCGGTGGATGGGATCAGGCACTTGTGACGTTGGTGATCTTTATGGTGATTGATTATTTATCGGGGCTGATTGTTGCGGGAATTTTTCACAACAGCAGAAAAACAGAAAACGGAGCGTTGGAAAGCAGAGCCGGATGGAAGGGGCTGTGCAGAAAAGGTGTGACATTGCTGTTTGTGTTGATCGCATACCGTCTGGATCTTGCGTTGGGTGTAAATTATATTCGCAATGCAGTGATCATTGGATTCATGGCAAATGAATTGATCAGCATCACGGAAAATGCCGGACTGATGGGAATTCCACTTCCGACAGTGATCCAGAATGCAATCGAAGTTTTGACACGAAAAGCATCTGTGTCAAAGGATGGTGAACAGTAATGAAAAAAGAATATCTGACAATTTTGACCAACATTATCGGCGGCGTGGAATCTGGCGGGCAGACATACGGAAAAAGAAAATATGGTGCGTATGCCGGAAAAGCAGCAAATGCAGACAATGAAAAAACGTGTACATTAGGCTGGGCGCAAAATTATGGGAATGAAGGCAGAAGATTGTGTCAGATGATCCTGAAGGCAGATCCGAAAGCCTTCAGGACTGCTGATACAGCAGGAATCGAAAAGAAACTGTCAGTAGACTGGGAAGCTACAAGATGGAATCCGACAGCAAAAGAAAAGGCTGCATTGATTGCGATTATCACAACGGATGCAGGAAAGAAGTGTCAGGATGATTTATTCAAGGAACTGATGGAAAAATACATCGCTGAAGCTGAAGCATATGGCGTTGATAATATACAGGCGCAGATGATGTGGTGCGAAGTAGAACATCTTGGTGGTTTGAAACCAGTAAAACGAATTTTTGCGAGAGCGAAAAAGCCATATACACCTGATACAGTGTATGCATCGTTGATCTTGGATCAGAAGGATACAAGCAATGATAATCAGGTGGGGGATAAAAAGTTTGAAAGCAGACATCAGTGTTGCGTGCGGTGGATTAAACAGTATGTTGTGGACAATGTGGATAAATCAGGGGAAGAAGGTGTAAAAATGTATTCAAGACAAGCAGTTGTGAATCTGGTAGAAAGCTGGATCGGAAAAAATGAAGCGGATGGATCATATAAATCAATTATTGATATTTACAATAGTTTCACAGGTGCATTCCCACGCGGGACAAAAATGGCGTATGAATGGGAGTGGTGCGCTTGCACTTGGTCGGCGCTTGCCGTTGCGTTAAAATATACGGCAATTATGCCGATTGAAATCAGCTGCTATTATCTGATTGAAAGAGCGAAGCAGATGGGCGTATGGGAAGAAAATGACGCACACGTTCCGAAGCTGGGCGAAGCGACGCTGTATGATTGGCAGGATAACGGTGTGGGCGACAATACCGGAACACCGCGTCATGTTGGAACGGTTACATACGTTAATCAAGCAGCAGGATATTTTGTCGTTACCGAAGGCAATTACAGCGACAGCGTGAAGAAAAGAACTGTATCACTGAATGGAAGATATATTCGAGGATTTATCACACCAAAATATGACAGTGATCAGGCGGAAAGCAAGCCAGTAAATACGCCGGGAAAGAGCGTGTCAACCGTAGCGCATGAAGTAATTGCGGGACAGTGGGGGAACGGAGAAGCAAGAAGAAAAGCACTTTCGGCAAGCGGTTATGATCCGGATACTATTCAGAAAGAAGTAAACAGAATTCTGAATGGATCAGCGGCAACAACTGCGAAGCCACAGCCAGCAGATCAGACCATCAGCAAAACAGTCAAGTCAACATGCTATGCGAGAGAGTACGACAAGAAGCTGGCGGGATCCTACGTCACAACAGCTGATCTGTATTGCAGAAACGACGCTGGAAAGAACAAAAAGGCTTTGTGCTGCATTCCGAAAGGAACCACAGTGCATAATTACGGCTATTATAATACATCGAATGGAACGAAATGGTTATACATTACTGTGACGCTTGATGGAGTGGAGTATATCGGATTCAGTTCAATCAGTTACCTGAAAGCAAAATAGGAAGGAGGGAAACAGATGTTTTATGTTGGAAACACTTTCGATAAAAAAGTAAATAAGGGATACAAAACAATCAAGAACGCAAAAAAGGAAGCAGAAAAGAATGGCTTGTCAGTATGGGATGAAGAAGGTGTAAAGCTGTATCAGTTGAAAGTTGAAGTGACAGATGACGTTCCTGATGATGCGGCACTGGAAGAAAAACCGGATGGATCTGTGAATGCATATGATGAAAACGGGGAAAAAGTTGGCGAAGTTCCGGCTGAAGAAGTGAAAGAAATAATGGATGAAATCACAGCAGAAGGCATTGAAGCAGCGGCGGCAGCAGCAAGAAGCGAAGAAGAAGTACAAGGTGTAAAGCTGTATCCGTTGAAAGTTGAAGTGACAGATGACGTTCCTGATGATGCGGCATTGGAAGAAAAACCGGATGGATCTGTGAATGCATATGATGAAAACGGGGAAAAAGTTGGCGAAGTTCCGGCTGAAGAA